TAGAAGGGGACCATCGCGGCAATAATGACTATGTTTTGGAGATTATCACCGGAGGTGCGCTGGGAACAGCTTTGTACCACCTATCGATGGATGGCGGAGAGTCATGGGGAGATCCCATCATTGTACCGGCAAACGGCAGGATAATTATAGGTGATGGGACCACGATAGTATTTACAGGAGTGGGCGATTTAGTTACCGGAGACAGATATTCCTGGCAGACAGTGTCATTGATTACTCAGAAATACCGAAGCTATCGTTTCATGGGAAGCGTAGATATCGAATTGCTGGCTGCTGCTAAAACAGAGTTAATGGGTGATCCTGAAACAACTGGATATCTCGATCAGCTGGTAAATCTATTTTCTGATAAAGCTGGTGTGGTGATGGATTCGTTCTCTCATATAACAACATCAATTAAGGAGATGCCGTCACCTACTCATGATATCAGGGTGAATAAATATCGAGGTACAGTAATCATAGATGTCGAGGGATGCCTCTATGTCAGCAAGGATGTTCCCATGATTGGTGAAATCGAAGTAACCGGAGAAATCGAATCAGTGATTTCTTGAAATTAGCAGATTCTTTAATTTATGAATTCTTAAATAACAGAGGTGTGAAATGGTAAATGAATCAGGTTCTTCAGGAAACAAAAATCTGAAGACCGGTAGTACACCGCCCAAATCATCGTCTGACGGTAAAAAGACTGTCAAACAGTGGTGCGAGGAGTTCGGATATAACGCCTTTAAGATGGGTGGGATAATGGCCACCGGTGGCTGGAAAGAGGATACGGAAGTTTCCAAGTCCGAATTCCAAAGGGTGGCTAATAAGTTTCTGGATAAGCCATTAGGCGGTTCAGAAAAGCAACTCAAGGAGGTGAAGTAATGCAAGGTTTACCAGGCGTAAACGAAACCATTGTTGATGGTGGTCTTGGAATACTACCTCCTAATGCTCAGATACAGGGAGTGGTCGGTAACAGTGCTTATCCTACAGCGGAGGAGATAGTCATTCTTGGAAGCCCTCGAGAAGCTATTAACCTTTTGGTTACCGGGACAGCCTTAGAGAAGATACTCGATATCTTCGCCGTACCCAATGCTCCGTCAAAGGTTTACTATGTTAAACCGGATATGACCGGAGCTGTAGCAGCTGATGATGGTGTAGCAACACAGACCTCCGGAACCGGTAATGCAACGGCGGCCGCTGGGGGAATCCCGACCTGTGACCGGCATTTCAAGCTTGTTGTAACCGAAGGGGCAAGTGCGGATGTGGCCGATGGGAAGTATAAGCTTTCCGATAATGAGGGTCATACCTACGGAGACGAGAAGTCATTCCCGGCTTCGGGAACACCCATAACTTTACCGGACGGCGCAACCATTACATTCACCAACAGCGGCACTCCTCCGGAGTTGGTTGTCGATGATGTCTGGCAGCAATGGGTGAAAGAAGCAAAAGCAACAACGGCTAAGATCCTCGATGCTATTACTATCCTGACCGCAGACAGAGATGTTACCCGGGTATATGTTACCGAAGGTGTCGATTCAACATTCGCGGCTTCAATTTCAACGGGCAATGCGGTATTGTTGGCCAATCATCAGTATATCACCTGGGTGCTGGAGGCTATCACTAAGACCTCAGCTCAGACAACAGCGGAGTGGATTACAGCCATCCGCGCTGAATGGGATGCGTACTATGATTATACCGTCTGTGTCAATGCTGGCTACGGATTTGTAGCAGATATCAGGGGCAATGTCAGATGGCATAATCTCGGCGGTATTCTTTGCGGACTGAGGGGATCTGCAAAAGTCCATGAATCTATTGGATGGGTTCGCCAATTCCCTATTCCTGTGATCACCGGACTGTATCCGATAGATCTTTCCGATACCCAGATTGAAACTCTGCACGATGACCGCTTCACCGTCTTCAGATACTGGGATGGTCATGGTTACAGATGCGTTCGTGTTCCCATGATGCATACTGATACTTCCGACTTCCAAAGGCTGGAATGGTTGGAGACGCTCTATAAAGCCGTCAGGCTGGTTAGAGCAAAAGCCATTCCATGGGTTGAGGGGACGGGAGATTCCGCTTCCATGGTCATGTTTGAGGCTGATATCAAACAGCCTCTGGAAAACATGAAGACCATCGAGCGGGAAATTCAGGATTATCAACTTTCTATTTTAGAAACTGATGTTCTGGGTACCGGTGAAGTCGCAGCGGAGATGACAATCCAGCCAGTTGGAATTATCAAGAATATAACCTTAGTATTCGGCCTCGGCCGGGTAACAGGCTAACAGAAAGGAGGTGGACATTGATTAATGGACGAAACTTCTCTTATGAAGACATTAAGATTGTCTTGAATGGTGTTCCCGTCGCGGACGTGAAAGAAATTAACTACAAAGATGCCGTGAAACGAGAATCTGTTCGTGGTGGCGGACGATATCCTATCGGAGTAGGTACGGCCGATTACGAAGCCAGTGGTGATATCACTCTCACCAGGGAAGATTACGATACTCTCATATCAATAGCTGCGGGTGCCAGAAGAAAACTATATGAAATGAATAGTTTCGTAGTTGTGGTTGCTTATGGCGCTAAAACTGAGGGAGACGATGGTTTTACAGAGGTCAATTATTCCCCTACGCATGTTGACCGCCTTGAAAACTGCTTATTTCAATCCCGTGATTTTGCTGCCAAACAGGGTGATACCGAAAACACGGTCAAGCTGGAACTTTACGTGGGCAGCCTTAAAACCGGAGGTGAAAACTAATTATGGAAAACGAAGCGATCAATAATTCCACTGACCAAGCAAAAGCAGATCAGGAGCCCGATAAGGAGACCATTGAAAAGTGGAAAAGAGAATCACCGAATGGTGAGGTCTATAGGCTCGAGTATAAAGGCGGAATCTATTACTTTGTGACACCCAGTCGACCCACTATGAAGCGTTTTATCGATAAAGCTCGAAAATCGCTCTATGATGCTATGATGATCCCCTTGGTTGATTGCCTGAGGTTTCCTGATTTAAAGACTTTATCCGAGAGGATAGAGCGGATGCCGCAGTTGCCCTCTGCACTATTCACACCTTTCAGCGAGAAGGTGGGATTAGATGATGAGGCGATTGTAAAAAACGTCTAAGGCGTCGCCAGGAGACTTTAAATAATTCTCCATATGCGGCGCTGGATGTAATGATTAGACATTATTTCGGAGTGAATCCGGATGATTTAGATGATGAAGAATATTTCGATTTAGCGGCAGGTGCTACATGGCTCGAAAAAAGATATTCAGCAATGGTAGCCCTGGGAATAGCAACAGTTTTCGGTGAAAATAAATAGGTTTCAGCTCTAATGGCATTAGATAAACTTTTCGGGATAGGTATCAAGTTTTCGTTGATTGACAAACTTACCAAGGCATCAAGAGGTATTGTCAAATCATTGAATAATGTTGAAAAGCATGCTGAGCGTGCTGACAAAGTTATGGGGATGGCTAAGAAGAACTGGAGCCGTGGTTGGAAAATGGGATTAACAGGTGCAGCTATGACGGCACCGTTTGTGATGATTGGAAAAAGCCTCATTGAGGTGAATTCTGAAGTGGAGAGATTTGAAGCTCAACTAACTACAGCATTAAAATCAACTGAAAAAGCAAGAAAGATGCTTGATTGGGCAACCATAACGGCAGCAAAGACCCCCTTCGAATTAAATGAGGTAATTGATGCCACTACAAGATTAGAAATGTATGGATTGAGTGCAAAAAAATGGTTTCCACTGACCGGTGATATGGCGGGTGCAATGAATAAAGGCGTTGTACAGGCAGTAGAGGCGGTCGCAGATGCTATATCAGGCGGGGGACTGGAGAGATTAAAAGAATTCGGAGTAACCTCGCAAATGTTAAAAGCGGTCGGTTGGTCGGGTACATATCAAACTGCGGAGGGTATCTATACACTAAAAAAGGCTCTTGAAAGCGTTATGGTCGGGAAGTTTGAAGGTGGCATGGAGAGATTGGCAGCGACTTTTACAGGCAAGCTTTCCAATATGATGGATTTTATATTCAGATTTAAACAGATTTCCGGCAAATCATTGTTTGAATATTCAAAGACAAAATTAAGTGAATTATTGTTGTGGCTTAGCAAATTAGAAGAAACCGGTTCCCTGAAAAAATGGGCGGAAATTATAGGTGATAGTTTTATTAAGGCTGTTCAGCTCCTTGAAAATGTGGGAAAAGCAATATTTACTACTGTAATTCCAATAATTAAGTTTTTGGAAGCCCATCCGGCATTAGCGAAGACAATCGGAATGTTGTCGATACTATCGGGTGCAATAGTAGCTATAGTAGGAGTGTTATTTTCGGTGGCGGGCGGGATAGGTTTTTTGGTAGCAAACGCCTTACAATTACTTCCATTGATAAAAAGTATCGGGTTTGCATTTTTTGCTTTAAAATTTTTCGCCATCACGGCATTGGGTCCAATTATCGCAACTGCAGGACCTGTTGTATTGGCTATAGCCGCAATTGCCGGTATAGCATATTTGTTATATCGGAACTGGGAGACAGTTAGCAGGGCATTGCGAAAGGTGTGGGAAGCAATCGTTACGGGGTTCAAGTGGTTAATTAATCTTATTATTAGTTACTATAAATGGTTGTGGGGATTTGTTTCAAGTCTTCCCGGAAGATTTTATGATGCTGGGAAGAAGATAATATTGAATATGGTTGCAGGGATAAAATCTGTAATTATGGTCCCATACAATACGGTCAAAGAGGGATTACAGAAGTTGCGGGATTTATTGCCTTTCTCACCCGCTAAAGAAGGACCGCTAAAAGATATTGATAAGTCAGGGAGGGCTTTCGGCGATACATTTGCTGCTGGGATATTAAGAAGTGTAGCGGGTGTTAGAGACGCAACAATGACTTTGGCGGCTGCGGGAATGATTTATGGACCTGCATGGTCACCAACAGCGATAAGTCCAGCTGATATTACAGCAGCACAGACCTCACCTTTAATCAAAGAATGGAGAACGAAAAAACCAGCCGGTACAACAGGAGTGGGTGGTATTACTGATTTGAGTTCGGATTTAGATTTAGGTGGCGGTTTCGGAGGAGGAGGATCATCCGTAACGAATAACTATTATACAATCCATGTTGAACAAGGAGCGGTAGTTACCGAGATGGGTGAATCTTTAGGTGATGATTTCGATGACCGTGTTGAAAACGCACTCGAAAACCTTTTGAAAAAGGCAGGAATAGGTAGTTGATATGCCTTTAGTAGTACCAAGTCAAAAGGATTTAATAGCTGCCGGCGGGGGAGCGGTAGCATCATTATTAGGCGCCTTTACAGACAAGGATATCATTCTCGATCCTCACAGGTACGAGAAGATTCAAATTGGAGAGCAGGTTCTTCCTTTTCAACCACTGGTATCCTATCGCCAACGAAAAAATATGGTTATCACTCAAATTGCCGGCTCTGCCCAGGACTATGATTTAAGTGGAGCAACTGTTAAAGAAGATATGGGATTAGGGGAGGCATATATAGTCATAGAAGGACTACTGATGTCTTTCGATCCCACTCCGATGCAACGCCTCTCTGAATTGGTCGGACAATCGAATGTTGCCGGGCTTGAATTTGAAAAGACATGGGTCAAGCAATTAACTGAATTGAGACTATTATTTGAAGAAGAAGGTTCTCTACCTATTACAGATAAAAACGACAGGTTCTTATCACTGGGTATTGATAAGGTTGTATTGAGAGGTATTCGAGTAAACGATGTAATGGGGGCTGAACGTAAAATATATCGATTGGATTTACTACAGGATAGAGATCTGGAAATGGAAAGATTCTTACAGATCGAGGAGACCTAATCCGTGAAATATAAGGTCATAGGTGATGTTGATATATTCCTGATTACACAATGGTTTTACGGTGATGCCGGTCTCTTTGATATCATCTATTATGCTAATCAGGATATTATTGGTGATGATCCGGAGAATATATCGGCGGGAATGGAGCTTATTATCCCGGAAATCGAAATAAATGAAGATGAGTACAGGATACCGACTCCAGCGGTGGCATGATGGTTAATTTCAGTTTAAAAGAAAAGGTACTCGAGTATTACGGAAGTAAATACTTTCTCTTCCGGGTTGTCGCCTTTAATGGATTTACGTTACCGGTAGAGTGGGAATATGGCGATTTGATTAAGTTACCGCCCCGAGGAAACAGAAGAACCTTGGCGGATGCCGAACGTCGCCGCAAGACAATGACATATAATCCACTTGGAGAACAATAGTATGCCGGTGATAACACCATTATTTGATATCAGGATAAAGAGTAGTGATGCTGAATATCGAATTCCAACTATAAAGCGGATTAAGATAACCTCTTCAAGGGACATAGCCCCTGATAAAGCCTTAGTATCATTGCCCATGATGAAGGGTTTGGATCTCAATACTTTCAAAAAAGGTGATGAAGTTACCATTCAATTAGGACATAAAGAGAACTCATCAATGAAAACTGTATTTCTGGGATATATCACTAAGGTGGGGGCGAACCTGCCAGTTAAAATTGAATGTGAGGATGTCTGGTCACAAGTAAGGGAGAGGAAAAAGTCTCAGTATTACAATTTTAGCTCGGTTTTGTATTCGGAAATAGCCAAGAACCTAATAGGGGACATAACGGAAATAACTGATATCAATACAATAGCTCCGGATACTGATAGGGAGTTAACTGAAAATTTCCATGTAGATAAACAGAGCTACCAGCAAGTATTTGATTGGCTTGTAAAACACTCTGGATGGGATTTTTATGTGATCCCCGGGACCAGGACTTTTTATTTTGGACCGGGACTGTATAAATATAATCATCAAGTGCAAACCGAAACTCCGGTATTCAGGAGGGGGTTAAATATTATCCGGAGCAATTTGAAGTGGCGAGAAGGTGGCGATGTTGAGAAGGTTCGGATATTTACATCAGATCCGGACTTCAAGAAAAGGTCTAAAGATCCTGTTGGAGAATATAGTAAGCCGGGGGTATCCGATCCTACCGTTGTAAAAGATATTTTTATTGCTGGAATCCAGACTGATAAGAAAAAGAAGAATAAAAAATCTGCCAGGCAAAAGGGCGATGAGCGGGCAAAGGAAGAGTTCGACAAACTGAATGCATCAGGTTTCGAAGGAAGCCTTATGACATTTGGTCAATCAAGATTAATGCATTCGATGAAATGTCGCATTGATGAAGTAGATCATCGCCATGCATCTGAACATTGTTTTATCGAAAAAATTGTATATGAGTTTGGTCCGGATATCGGTTTTAAGATGAGCGTGAGTGTAGACCCGGTATTATCGGTCGGTATAAATTAAAGAGGTAATTCTATGAAAGTAAAAGTTGGAGACAAGGTATATGATAGCCTTAAGCAACCTATAATGGTCATATTAGAAGCTCAGGATAGAAAGAATATTGCCAACATGCCCCCCAGGTATTGTCAATACAACCATGACAATTTCACGACTGATGAAATCAGGGAGTGGATGGAACAAGTTTAATGGAAGATATCTACGGCACAGATTTATTGATGGAAGAAAGTGATCTTGTTGTCAGCAATGGTGGTGATCTGGAATTAGTTACAGACATCGATTGTTTGAATCAAGATCTATTGAACGCCTTCTTGACGCCATATTATTTCTGGGGATTGACTCATCAACACGGATCGAGGTTACAGGAATTTGTTGAGGGAGGAAACGATGATTTCTACGAAACAGATTTAAAAAAGGCGGTTATTGAGGTCCTTAAAGTAGATGCCCGTATTAAAAAAGACTCGTGGAATATTCAGTTTGAAAAATCATCAGATACTATCGAGATAACAGCATCGTATCTCCCCATCGGGAGAAACACTCCGGAAGTTATAAAATTCAAATTAGGATAAATTATGGCCCTACCGACAATAAAAAGCCTTGAAGATATCTACGATAACATGAAGTCTAATATGCAGACTGCAGTCCCAACATTGACCAACTGGGGTAAAGGCAGTGTAATACGTGCTATCCTACAGGTGACAGCAGCGGGGATAAGGTTATGCTATGTTGTAGTAGAAATAATTTATTTCAATCTCTTCCCCCAGGATGCAGACAGAGAGGGACTCAAGCGCGAATATGAAGAGTGGGGCTTGACATGGGATGATCCGGATACTGAAGTAGCCAGGAAAATAGTCCTAAATAAATACCAGGGGAGCAATGTGCTGGGTACTAAGGACTGGTATGAGAATATTATCCTGAACAGTTTCAATACGGTATCGGAGGCGACATGTTATCCTAATGCCCGGGGCCCGGGCACTGTTAACTTATATGTGACTTACAGAAATAGCCCGTTGCTGGAATCCGAGGTTCAGGAGATTCAGGATTATTTTGATGATCCGGACAACCAGCCGACAGGTGCGGATATCTTAGTTTATACAGCGGAGTTAGAGGCGGTGTAATGGCGGACAGGTTTTCACCTAATTTTAATGTTCTGACCGGGAGACAGCCGGTAAAGAGATCTCCAAGCGGGAGTAAATTCCGGGAATTGGCTGGTGTAGTTAAAACCGAGTTGGATGATTTAATCGCAGCAATGAATATCGTTTATAACGCCAAACGACTAACTACTTGCGATGTAGAGTTCCTTCCAAAATTCGGTGTCAGGCAGGGATTACCCGGCAACGGCGGGGAAACCGACGAGGATTATCGGGATAGACTACTACTTGATTTCAGGAATGTTCCTGAAGGGATAAATGTTCAATCGATATATGATGCTATATTCGCAGTGACGGATCCGGATGTTCCGGTGATATATCAATGGTATCAATATAGATGGGAGTGGCCGGATTCATATGAAGAACCAGAGTTGTTATACTTCGGGAATAACTCTGTCGGAGCCAGCTCGACTACTATCGGTACAAATACCAAAGTTGCCTGTAGGTTTCAGATAACCGATCCGGGAGCTTTGGGATCTATTAAAGCATATCTTGAGGCGGTTGGAGGCGGAGACCGGACTGCACATTGCGCTATATACGATGATAATGCCGGAGTTCCCAATGATAAAGTAGCAGATGCCCAGGCAACAGTAACCGTAAATGATGCCGGATGGTATGAGTTCAGTTTCGACAGCGAAGCACTAACGGAAGATGACTATTACTGGCTGACAATTAATGTAACCGGCGGATCGTGGAATATCTATTACGATACCGGCAGCGCCAACCAAGCCGCCTATAATACGGATACACCACCTCCTGCTGATCCGTTCGGTGCGGTAGCCGGTTATAATGCCTTCGATATGTCAATATTTGCTGTCTATGTAGAGAGGCATCCTGATTTTGAAGGTAAGAACTGGTGTAATTCGATACAGACCAGATTCACATTATCAGCGGCTCTGATTTATGATCCGGGTTCGTCAGGACTCGATACTATAGAGGCGAATGTTATTCAGGTTAAGCCGGCGCATATTATGGTCAGGATAGTTCAGGTGCGTCCGGAAGGATATGATTTATTAAGGGAGATATTGTAGTATGCCAGAATTTTGGAATATTAATAATGCTAATTGCGTAGATGATCAGATACATCATGAAGATATTATAGCAGCTCTCGAGGGACTAAACGATCAGGCCAAGAACACCCTGAAGCACCTACTGTCGCCATGTATCATCGAAGGTTTCGTTGTCTACGATCCTTCAGGGAATACTGTCAAGATTGCCAACGATCCGGATACACCAACTTCAGGCGGTATTGCCTATGATGAGGATGGCGATCTTATACAGGCACTGACTCCAATTACCGGTATTCAAGTAGACACTACCAATGCAGCTATAAATTATGTTTGTGTCAGACATACTACCCAGGAAACCGACAACCGGACAGCATATAAAACGGGCGTAATCTGGCCTACCCGGATAAGCGATTATTATGAGGTCGTAGTCCGAACGGAAGCGCAGGGGATTCTGGCGGGTGATGTATGCCTGGCTACAACAACAGGAAACGGCACTACAGTAACAATCTCTACTGAGGACAGGACCACACCGGATTATTCCGGTGGATCGGATACAACGGGACCATCGAAAGTAACGGGCGTTGCGGTGACTACCGGTGTTGAAACCGGTAAAATAAATTCTGATATCCTGGATGAGTTTGCTTTTGTAGATGATCCCTTAAGGTGCTGGATTAAAGTAGAGTGGGTGGATGTAACGGATCCTTCGGGAATCCTTGGCTATGAGATAGCGTTAGTTCCGCTTGATGATGATGACGACGAGAACATCGATGAGGTGGAGGTATTTACGATGACTTATGATCAGGATGCGGCTTAAGGAGGTTTTGATATGGCTGAAGAAGCAGTAAAAAATAAGAGAATAATTCACGGTCAGCTTCCGGGCCTAAGGGCGAATGTCTACGTGAGGGCTATAGACGGCAATGGCAATAAGGGGGATTGGAGCGAACCCGTAGAGGTTACTGCCGGAATGACTGGACGCAGCCAGTTAGAAATGAGCGGAAGCTTAACTCTTGCGGCTGCAGCCCAGGGAGTCCGAGTTTCATGGGACTCGGTAAGTGGGGCTTTTGGTTATATCGTGTTTGCCAATGTTAATAACGTTAATTACCCGGACGTGGATACAATTGATGATATTTTCTATCAGGGACGTTCCAGAAATATAGTAATTCCGGCCGAGAATGGAGATTCACTCAAGGTCAGGGTTATGTGCTACGACGCTATCGGATGGCGGTCATCTGATTATATTCAGGGAACGGAGACTTCCGGGACACCGACGTAGGCTATGAAAGAGGGAATTAGAAAACTCAAGGAAGTTATTTCCGGAAAAGGAGCTAAGGCTGTCGTAGCGACTGTGAAAGCATATGATAGCCAGTTATTGACCTGCAATGCTGTCTTTGAGGGAGAGGATACTGTCCGGAAGAATATACCTTTAAGGATTTTCAATGACGATGATGGATTAGGCGTTGCTTTCGTTCCGAGTGTTGAGTCCGAGGTTCTGATAATCTTCATTGGCGACAATGAAAACCAACCGCAGGTGGTCAAGGGTCAGAAATGGGACTGGGCGGTTATTAAAAGGGCTAACCTTGAGATTATTATCAACAATGAAAACAATGTTTCGGTTGTAACGGATGGGGAAATCAAAGTCAAGTCTGATAAATTTATAACACTGAATAATGAAGTAAAGGACTCGCGGGTGGTGACTACGAAGTGCTTATGTCCCTTTACCGGCAGCCCACATATGCAGGGGAGCAAAAATGTTTATGCGAAGGGTGCGTTTTAATGCCAATGAATAAAGACAGGCTGGGATCTAATATGTATGCGGCTGTACAGCGAGTTCAGCGAAGTCAGGAAACGAAGGAATCAGATGATATCGGCCTGAAGGTCTGGAAAGAGATCGCATCAGAGATTATCAAGGAAGTTCAACAACATGCTACGATAGCGCCTTTAGATACTACATCGATTCCGGCGGCGCCTGGACCACATCAGCATAGTCCGGTAACCAATGAAGCTACGGGGAAAATATCATGATGATAGAAGGGGAAATCAATGTCAGAATTTGATCCGGATAATTGCCCTATAGGAGCTAAGTTGACCCAAGCTTTTAAAGACCAGACTGGTACTCTAAAAGTAATCAAGGATTGTGTAGAAAGGCAAAATGGAAGAGTGAGGGCTATTGAAAAATGGATGTGGGCGTTAAGCGGAGCGATAGGAATATTAACAATAAAGGGAATTTTTAATTTTGCAGTTGAGGTGTTAGGACAATGAAGAAAAATCATCTAATTATTTTAATCGCCGTGCTTATGATAGTATTGGCGCTGGCGGGCAATTCGTATGCCCGGAAGTATAACCATATCAGGACGGGAGCGCTTTGCTATTCATTGACTGACGTGATAGGCGCTGACTTCGTAGGCCGTCATTATGATGTAGCCATCAATCCATCCGGTGCGAATTTCACGGCAGTCAAAGCGGCCGATCCGGAAACAAAATGTTTATTGTATATAACCATGTCCTCATTGAGGGGTGGCGATCATGATCTGATTCAACAGTTCTGTGATGAGAGGGGATATAATTCTGATTTGATGTATCTCTGGGCGGAGAATGATGTCTGCCTGGCTTCAATAGCGCCTTCCGGATCTCCATGTACTGGTGCAATTACTTGCACTGACTCAGGAGAACGACTGAGCGTCTGTGGATGGAATTCTTATCGAAACCAGCCGGACTTCACGTATCCGGGAATGTGGGAATACTATTGGTATAAATATAAGATTAAAATGGGTAGTCAATACGATGGTGTTTATGAGGATGAGTGTACTTTCTACTATCATCCAATATGGGATTATTATTCTCCAATGATGTGCTTTCCTATGAAACCGGATAAATGGACACAAGGATCCGCCAGCGATATCAGGGGCTGGGAAGGTTATTCTCATAATGCTATCCGAGATAGTCTGCTTCATTTAAAACAGAATCAATGGCTACCTTCATTAATGGATTCGATGAGAGCGAATAATAAACAGCGGTTCGCAAATCCTGCAGCTTATGGGATCTGCGGAAGCGATGTCATCGATGATGTTGTCCTTACAGGTACTGGCATATCACTCGGAGAAGGTATGCATTTACGGCCGACCTATAAGCAATTCCATCAGGCCGCCTGGGATGTGATGGATTTTATTAAAGGTTCTGATGGCAAGGCAATTGTCTGGACAGAAGTAATGGCAGCTGATTCCAGCTCCCTGGGCAGTTGGCCCAGGTGTCTGATGGAAAGACTCGGCTGGTTTTACATGAAGGGCGATACTGCTAATTATATCTTTTTGGTCACCGGCAATGAAGTCTGGTTGAGACACAATGATTATCAGGCTAAAGACAGTTTATATAAATGGTTGAAGGCATTTGAATTCGACATAGGTCAACCTCTCGGTGATATGTATACGGCACAATCCGGGACTGACGGAGCGGGACAATATTATACTCTCAGGGCCCGGGACTTCCAGAATGCTATTGTTTTATATCGAGGGGCCAGCGGTAGTAACTATGGTGATCAGTCGGCTATCGTATACGACCTTAATGGCGATTACAGATTGCTTCAGTATGATGGATCTCTCGGAGATATAGTAACTTCGGCATCAATCAGAAACTGTGAGACAGTTATATGCGTTCCGGACAGTACAATTCCCCAGCAATTTAATGTTGATATAGATATGTGGCCTGTACAACTCGGGATTCTATATGATGGTTGGATCAAGAACCTCAACATCGATACAACAACAGCGGATGTGACTGTCTACTTAGATACTCCGGATAGTTCGTTCGTTATACTGAAAAGAACGGTTAAGGATATGGCCCCTGAGACAGAAGGAACCAGTCGACACTGGCGGTCTATAGACGCAAATCCCGGGGACAGTTATCGATTCAGAGCATATTGTTGGAACGGGGGGATGGTTACTGATTCCAGCGCGTTCTCGATTGGAGTTGAAAAAGAGTTTTGAAGAAGCTTATTCTCATAACCATTATTATTTTATTGTCGCTTGTCTGCTGTATAAAGCTGACTCAGGCGGATTATCCTAAAAATCCAAGTATTAGAACAGGGGTTATGACATACTCTTCGAGTGAATATGAAGCCCTTTTCTGGGCGGGTAGTCATTTTGATTTATGTGTTAATGCCGAATGGGAAGATTTAGACTATGATACTATCAAGGCCGGAGATCCAGATACCAAGATTATAAGATACGCAACATTCTCAACCTATCGTGGTCCCGATGTACCTACATTAATACCGAAGTTCTTGGCTGAGTACCCCCAGTACGATTATGATGATCTTTTCTTATGGGTAGATACGGGAGATTCAATCTGCATTAATGCCGTTGCCCCCGATCAACCTCCTTGTACTACTACAGATTCTGTACTGTGTATTTGGGATGCCACCAATGAGGATACGGTTAAGTGGTGCGGTTTTAGTCAAAGACGATACGCCCCTGATTTAACCAAAGAAGCAGCCCGGAAATTTATTATTTGGAAGTTCCTTTATGAATGTGATCCCGATAGTGATGGTGTTTATGAATATGATGGGATAATGGAAGACGAGGCTAACGGTTGGTATAATTATACTGGGATCAATGACTACGGAAATATGATGTGTTTTCCTCTCCAGGACACAGAATGGAGTCATGGGAGTTTTCAGGATGTCGCAGGTTGGGATGGATACAGTAATCAACAATGTAGAGATAGCCTGGTTCACTTAAAGCAAAATACATGGCTTCCGGAAATAGTCGCCGCATGTTCCACTAACAATCTCTTAGGGTTGTTTCCCAATATGGCTGCTTATGGCGTTCCGAATTCCGATTTAACTCAGGATGTTTATCAATATGGAAGCGGAATATTGTTTGGTGAGTATCTACTAATATCTCCCTTACAACAGGATTTTTGGAACCCGGTTTACGTGGATTCGATGTTCAAGTTGGTCATTTCTAATGATAGAGGTAGGGTGATAGTATGGTATAACAATCCTCCTGCAGATACTGCCGCATTAGGTAGTTGGCATCGAGGATTCATGGAGCGATTATGTCATTTCTATTCTTTTGCTGACACCGGACATTTCTTCTTTATGATGGGGCAATCAGGAGATAATAACTTTAACATCGCAGATACTATATGGTGGCAACCGATATTGCATTATGATATAGGGCAACCCGATAGCGCTCGGTTTGTTGATACGACAGGGACCGATGGTGCTTCACAGGCATTTACTGTTTATCGAAGGGAGTTTACAAGGGATGACGGGGAGGAGTTTATGATATTATATAGGGCCAGGAATGGTAGTAATTATTCTTCGGCATCAAACGTTACTATTGATTTACCGGACACCACATGGATGGTCATCGATGCAGATTCGATTAAAGGATCTCCGCTATCAAGCGTAGATATTAAGAATGTTGAAGGGATTATACTTCAGAAATCATCCGGAGAACCCGAACCACCTACAAAATATATTCTCATAGGATCAGAGTAATGATTAGAATTATAATTTTTACAATTATCCTATGCTCAAACTGCTATGCTCAGGATATCCTCGGAACCAACATCCTGACAAATAATCCGAACTATGATGATAAGCCTCGCAGTGTATTAATTCATTCCGATGGCTATTATTATTCCGCTGGTTTTCATGTCCATGGAGGGATCGGGAATGAAAACATACTACTCATTAAATATGATGCTGATTTGGACACCGTATGGGCAAGAACCTTTAATGGTGCTGGCGATGATGACAGGGGCTATTCTGTTTGTGAAACCGCGGATGGCAATATTGTAGTAGCAGGATATACTACTCATACCGGGGGCAGTAAACTTGGATTTCTATTAAAAGTTAATGCGTCAACGGGTGACTCTCTTTGGATGCAGACCTATGGGAGTACGTCCTATGATAATTGGTTTCGATGCGTATCTTTTGAAGCGTCCGACAGTGGTTTCGCGGTTTGTGGAAGCTCAGAGTCCTACTTTGGTGGCGGCAATAAAGATTTTTGGATTATCAGAACCGATTCACTCGGCGATACCCTCTGGACAAAAAGCCTCAATCCCGGTGGCTCAAATGGAGTAGATCATCTACAACAGATAATTCCTACATCGTCAGGCCATTATTTAACTTCCGGATATAGTGGAAGCCCCGACTTCACTGATGCTGATGCTTCAAACGACCGGCCTGATGGAGTATTATTGAAATTAGATAAATCTGATGGTGATACTTTATGGCTAAGGCACTACGGAGATAGTTATAGATATTGGTCAGAGGTTTACGGTTGTATAGAATCATTGGACGGTAGTTGTTACTATATATGCGGTGGGATTAACCATTTTGATATACTGTGTTTCACGGCCTTTGTAGCTAAAATCGATACATTGGGGAATACGGTCTGGTTCACTGAAATACCCAAGAACCGGAATATCCATTCTTTTAAAAACGACTATTTAATGTCTCTTGTCCAAATGGAAAACGATAGTTCATTGTTTTGTGTAGGTAGTTGCCGAACGGAAAACTATAACCAAAGATATCATCAAGACCTACTTGTGGTCAATGTGGATAAAAACGGAAATACTGTTTATGTGGCTAATTATGGGACTGATGGCAACGGAGAACAAGCAACATCGGTGAAGGCAATCAACTCAACAACTGCCCTGTGTGTAGCAAATTATAATCATAACCCATCTACCGGTGCCGATCCCTGGATTTTAATATTTAATACAATGCCCAAAACGTTTATAGGAGTATCTCCATGAAATACATATTTTCATTAATCTTAATATTACTAATGGCAGCGAATGTATATGGAGCACATAGCCCGGCAGATACTTATTGGCAAAACTTTTTTGCTATTGAGAAACAACCATTTCCGATTACTATCAATTCGCCCATTGTTTTAACTTCAGCAGACACGGCCTTGGTAGTCTGTTGTTTGGGATTGATAGCTGATACCGCAACATCTTATTATGAAACAGCCTATCTAACCTATTCTGTTAATGGTGATGCGTCCTGTGCGAGTGGCATGATACAATTAGATTCTACAGGGGTTTATCAGATCGGTATATGGTTGTTAGATGCAGGTTCTCCTGAAATGCATATTATCGGACAGACTGTTGTATTCCCCACTATAGCAGAATACGTTACCGCATTAACATCTAATTTGGCAACACTATCCGAGGTTGGGGATTCTGTATGGAACAATACCCTGGCTCAGGATATCATTGATTCGTTGAATGCTGTAATTGACTCTCTGCAAAATCCAGACAGGTATCATGCCGATGTATCCGGTTTATCTACTTTCGATTATACTACTGATAAGGTTACAATGGTTGATAGTAGCGCAGGAGACTTAAGTTTAATAGCTAATAATCCGGATAACTATAAGTCAGACGTTTCGGGATTATCCATGTTCGATCCTACTGATTCTAATGACTCGGGATCAATAGCAGATATTGTTGCACAAGTAGCTACAGACTCTTCTGACCTATACCAGGGGCCAGGAAGTAGCCTTACCGCGGCTGATATTTATGCTGAGTTCACGGCTGATAGTAATGAAAATGCCTTTAAGGCGGATGTCTCGGGTCTACCGGATTCGTCTGTTGTTTATGGCGCAGTTGTTCAAGTATTAGAAGACTCCACAAGTAAGTATCAGGGTGATGCCGCAGGTGTTGATTCCTCGGTTGTTTACGGCGCGGTTGTACAGGTATTGGAGGATTCGACGAGTAAATACCAGGGGGAAGCAGGTAGCCTGGATTCTGCTACCGTTTATGGAGCTACCAAGCAGGCCATGGTGGACACTGCCCAGGCCATTGTAGATGCTTTTGCCGGAAGCAATTATAATCCCTGTTATTTTTATACTTTAGATGAAACGGACTCTTCTGCAGTTGATCAGTGCTGGATCAGGATATACAATTCCGGGATGACAAGTACAATGAATTATTGGCGGACAGATCCTAATGGATTGTTGGTGGCAAGCCTAATCGATGGTTCATATAAAATAGTTCCAAATAAATCCGGATATAAATTCAGCGGGATACCTTATTCGGTTTCAGTCAATGGGGGGGTCACCGATACGTTCTTCTGCGCGGCGTTTAATCCTCAAGCTCCAACAGATCCTGATTTATGCAATGTCTGGGGTGACTTCGGCGGCATGATGGGGACAGCGCATGAGAATATAAAGATAAAAATCACCAGCGATACGAGGGTGCTAAAGGCTCCTGATGGTCGGATCATAATAAATCTTGAAGAGGAGATTGAATCTGATTCATTAGGACACTGGGAAGTACCGCTTTATCCTAATTCGATTCTGAACCCATCTGATTCCAAATATATCTTTGTATTCAGGATAGGCCGTGATGAATGGAAGCGAGAAAATATAATAATCCCGGATCAGGATACATGGGAGTTTGATTGGTAGACGCTACTGACAAAATTATACTATTACCTCCGAATCTCGCAGAGCTCGGAGTAATGCGGGCGGTTCCAGAACCGGATCCGGATTTAATCATTATCTGGGAAACGCCCAATCCGGTATTGACTAATTATAAGAAGTTCTGTAGAGAGGCTGGCCTGGAAGCATTCGCTGGTGGGAATTATAAAAGGCAGGGATTAAAAGATAAGACCGGTTATATCACCTCCGGATATCGAGATGGAAGCGAAGGGATCGGCACTAAACATTCAGAGCATAATTCGGCCCTTTGTGTTGATGTAAATATCGGAGATGTTAGACGACAGATACAATTAGCTGAAATCGCCATGAAGTACTTTCACCGAATCGGATTCTATCCTCGAGAGAGAATCATGCATCTCGGCCTGGGGAATGATGCCTGGATGGATTGGGTGAGAAGACGATACAAGACTGTCTGTAAACGATTCTGGGTAAAGGTTTGGAGCAATGGCCAGTCATTCTATAGGGGTTTTGATGTAATAGAAGATGCTATTAAATATTTGGAGGATAATTATGAATGAGAGAATCTGGCACAAGCTGATCAGTACCAGGCTTATTTTTGGAGCCTTCATTGTGATGCTGGCTTTTGTGGGTTATTGTCTTGATAAACCGCAATTCATAGCGTTTGTCGGAATATTAACCGGTGTTTATGGTACATACGTTGCCGGCAACACCCGTTCTAAGAACGTAGCTGTCCGGGAAGGAAACGGTGAACATTAAAAACGGCTTCATCACATCATTGTTGATTCTGGTAATCGTTCTCGGGATTATGCTATTCTATAAGAATAATCAACTCGAGAAGCGGGATAACAAAATTGCCGAATTAAAAAATGAAGCTGCGGAGCTGCAGGGTACCGCCGATGCCGTTCCGGATACGATTTATGGGGATACTATATATGTCACCCTGGAAGGAAAACCGGTACCGGTCGACAGTATCCCTGATTTTACATTTGAAATCAGGTCGCCGAAGGATACGATCGGCAGCTATGTATCCTTTCGGGAGATTATACTCAGGCCGGTTCTAAGCATCACCATCGATGAGGTTCTTGCCGGCAATTATAAAGTCCAGGGAGATCTGTTTATCAATCGATTCTCCGGGGAGTATTCCGGAAAGCTGAAGGGGATACCTCCAAAACCATCTCACCGGTTCGAATGGGGGGCGTTCGTAGGATTAGCTTCAAAACCGTTTGTTGGATTATATGGTCAATACAGGGGGCTTCTAATTGGTCCGACCTTCAGTGAAAGGAGGGTGGGATTTCTAATTGGATTTAGGATTTAATTAATAACTCTTCCTCTTAAACTTTCGCCTGAGTGCAAGAAGGAATAGAGTAAATAGGCCAATAACCACAAATAGTTCTCCAACTACATATATCCTTTGAAATGGATCCTGTAAAATAGTATCAAATTTAGTAAAATCAAAGATTACAAATCTTAAATTTTCACTAAATATAGACCAATATATAGTCTGAAATAGAAAAAGTTCTCCTGAAGAATTTAAATCCTGGTTTATAATCATGTTATTAAGATTAACACCTGTTAGTAAGAGTACGAATGAAGATAGAATTAGGATTAATAAAATCCAGATCAAAGGAATTATCCAACTTTGACCATAACGGGAGCATATCAAGTAAATATAATTTGGGGAGATATAACGCCAAGGTCTCTTTTTCGCTCTTCTTATCATTTCTTGTTCGCCAAAATAAAAATCTCCTGCCTCTGGGTATTGATAATTAAAATCATAGTTGGCTTGAAGACGACGATATAGATGTGCGATTAGATTATAATCATATCTCGGACGTTTTCTTAAATTTGATTTCTGAGGGGAATTCTCCCTATTTAACCACCTTTCATCCGGCGAGATTTCATCATATACATATTTTCGTTTAGTAATACGTTTTTCTGGCCAGGTCACATCATGGAATTTTATCAAACTAACATCTGTTTCTAAAAAAAGGCATTTCTCAAGTGACACCTTCCTAAAAGTCAATCTTTTAGGATTATCGAGGACGACATTAGAAAAATCAGCTTTGTCAACAAACATATTTCTTCCATATTCATTTTCGCCATCGAAAATAATGCTGGATTTGTTTGTTACTTTGCTTGTGCTGAATATTACATCCTTAAATATTGTTGACCTAAAAAAGATGTTTCCATCAAATGTAGCTCTAATAAATCTTGTTAAGCAATCAAAGTTGGTTTTATAAAAATTTGCGCTACTCAGAAACTCGGTTTCAAAAAAATCCGCTACCTTTCTAAAGTATGTGTTTCGAAAATTAACATGTTCTTCGAATATTACATTATCAAAATGTATTCCTTCTCTAAATCCCTTGTCATTGGATTCTTGATCGAAATCAATGCCTTTAAATGAAATATCGCGAAAATATGTTGTGCCTTTAAATAGTGAATTGGCAAAAGATACGAAGTCCCTGAATATAATATTTTGAAATGTAGTTGTACCTAAAAAAATTGAGTCTTTGAAATAGACTTTTTTATCAATTACATAGTCCTTAAATTCAAAATCCTTAGGAAAGATAACATCGCTGAGGTCCCAAACATCACCGCTTTTTTCATAAGAGGATTTCAAATCCATTTGGAACTGAATGACATCTTTATTCTCAATCTGGGAATGAAAGATGCATTTATCCTCATCCTGATAGATTTCCCTTGAACATACCAGCTCTCCATTATCATTTTTAAATTGGCAAGTTTTATCTGTCAAGATTTCCATGACGGTATAATGCTTCTATTACTTGGGAATTTCAAGAAAAATATATATGGTGTTTATTATGAAAACAGCACGGATGAGGTGTGTAGTAATTGGGCAGAAATAAAAATTTGAAATGTTAAGTTATGATAGATTATGCTAAGTATTGGTATGACCATAACCTGCTATTATAAAAACAATTAAGCATTAAATCGTTATTACTCGGGGACTAATAAAAAGTACCCCCGGCAGGGATTGAACCTTACCGAGAGATTGTGTAACAATAACTTACAAAATCTGTGTGAATATTGGGTAGAAATCTAAATTGAAAATCCACTCCTATTAATAATAATATTAGATTCTATCGTATAGGGATTGTTGCTTGAAGTCATGTTCGTAACCATTCTTTCTGCACAAATTGGAGGTTGAAGATAGGTTTCCTGATGAGTATGATATTCATGATTATTAAATGGGTCATGTGTTAGATGAAAGATAATTGTAGCTGACATTATAAGTTTACCGTATGAAAGAAATCTCATTGATTCCTCCATTAAACAAGATGTAACTAACTGTATCATAATCTATTAAAGATGTCAATACCATTTATGGTAAAAATTCCAGTTTTTCCACTACCGAACGCCGGTGTCCGGGGGTCAAATGAATGTATTTCATTGTCGTCTGTATGTCCGCATGACCAGCTAATTCTTTGACTGTCGTTATCGGTACTCCGGCCTGGCAGAGCATACTTATATATGTATGCCGGAGCGTGTGAGCTCCAAATCCTTTCTGATATAATCCGGCTTCTCTTAAAACAGCATTAATCCTCTTTGTATAGTCTCCGGGATCCTTATAGCGTTTATTTCCCGATCCATTGCAGAAGATATATTTACCATTACGGGAGAGGTCATTGAAGAACTCTATAGCTTCGTTGCTTAAATCGATATAGCGAACTTTACGGGATTTGGGTGCGAAACCGTCTTTCGATTGTACGATTAGATGTCGGTTTTCCAGGTCAATATCATCCCACCTAAGATTTGCCAGCTCCGATAACCTGACACCGGTTAATAATATTAGTCTGATGTATTGTCCCGTATCATCATCAGCCATCTCAAGGATAGTCTTAATCTCTTTTTTTGTAAAGGCCTTACGAGAGCGTACGTTGGTAACCTTCAACATTTTAATGATTTTAGTGGGATTCTTTTCAATGTAATCGTAATTGAGGGCAATGTTTAAAACCGTCTTCAACTGAATGATATAGTCATTAATTGTCTTTGGGGCAAGCTTCTGATCAATTAATGAGGATTTCAAGCTCTCAACGATCTGAGGAGTGATATCCTTAAGGTTTGAACACCCCTTAGATTGCAGATAATTTAAAATCCTGTTGAGGCGATATCGTTCTAACCGACAGTATTTCTCTGACTTCCGTGGTGGTTTACTGTGAGTATTTAAGTAATCGTTAAAGAACTCCTGAATCCGGATAGGTGATTCAGATGGTTCATCGGCTTCAGTCGCCAGTAAATGCTCGTAGCGGCGCTTGGCCTTGACGAAATCACGGGTTTTAAGTGATACTCGGGCAGGGAGTCCTTTTTTGTATCTGGAAGGCAGCCAGCCGTAATATATGCCATTCTCTGAGCGTTTGAAGATGCCGTCGCGTTGGGGATTGGGTTTGTTTTTAGGTTTGCGGTAGGGCATTACTATATTTGAAATTTATTGATTCTTTAACCGTTCGATATTAGCTTCTATTTCCGATATTTCTTTTTGTTGCTGGATATCATCTACATTGTCAGTTTTTAGGAAATATAAAGCTTCTTGGTATTGGTCAATTGCCTTTTTATTATTACCCTTAAACTCGGCCTTCTTGGCTTCATTAATAAATGAGTCTATTTGTGTCTTATGAATGAAGGTGTTTAGCTTCTTTTCAAGATCATCGAGAGATGATGCTTCCTCAAGTTGCTTTTGCATTTCACGGATTTTCAACAGGGCTTTATTTATAGCATTAACCTTAGTTCTCGTAGTAGTGGCGACTTCCGCCTTTGTAAGGGCGTTTTCGGCAATCTCGGTCATATGTTCCAAGATGATTTTATCGTGCTTCCCTTCGAATTTATTTAAGAGGGATTTTGCGGAAGGATTTATAATTTCGATATTTTTATCCTCATATTGAGTGATTGCCGAAAGATGTTCTTCTACTAAATCGAGACGAGATAATCTGGTTTCCATTTTTTTTGAATTTTCAAAGAGTTCAATTGATTCGTTGATAATTCTCATTCTTTGTTGAACATCAATAACAATGATACCTTCGCAATTCTTACACACTCCATCTTGATTTACAGATAGAAAAAATCCTTTTTTATCACACCATTTACATTGAGCCATTTAGAACCTCGGTTAGATATTATTCATTATTTCGATTTCTTCTTAGTATTAAAAGCTTTCTTGTTTTCGGGGATTTTTAGGCTGTCGGATCTCTCCGAACCATTTTTCTTCTTATCCGGAAAATATGCGTGTTCCGAGTCATCGGATTCTATGGGTGGATTATCTATGTCTGTATTATTTATTCGAATAGCCCGAAGCTCTTTAAGTATCTTGTCAAGTCGGGTGTTTGTACCCATAACAATGAAGGGTAATACAATCCAACATATAAGAAGAATCACAAGAAATAATGCTATTAATAGTATAAACAAGGCGCTGATTGATTCCATATTATGTTACATTCCTAAAAATATCATAAAAACCTTCCATCCAGATCATATTTAAAATGGTCTAAACGATAATGGTCCTTAATCCACATTATTGCCCATGTTTGTTGGCCTGGGGGAATAGGTTTATCCATATAGAGGTTTTCTCTGGCAATGCTGATACTATCGAAATCTTTGGCAAACATAGAGACACTTCCGTCAAAATGGCGACTCGAGTTATTTTTAATCCAAACTACGACCTTTTGACCTTTGTCCGGATATATATCCTGAAGTTCAAATGTAATATCGATTGAATCGGGATTGTGAATATTATCATAATCCCGCTCGAAATTGTTATCATCGGAAGAAGAAATGATTAAACCAATGATTACCAATATAATAATAAAGCCAGATACTAATGATAAATAACCTTTGAATTTCATGCTACCCTCCTTTTGGTTAAGGTTTTATCGATGGTTTGTTTGATGGATTTGATTTGTTCGGCATTCAGTGCCCCTAAGAGTTTGAGGATTAGGTTTAGTCTCTCCGTTTTGGCAGCCATGGAAGCCCTCCCGTTGTCATTATTATTATCATACCCCCCTTCACTACACCATCACTTTTTGGCTGTTCTTATCAACTCCTCAATAATACTCTTATCTATAATTTTCAATTCCTTAGCAATATTATTTATGATTTCGATAAACTCTTCGTCGGTGCATGACATTAGGTCTTCCACTATTCCTCGAATACTGGGGTCAATATGATCAAGATTTAATTCGCTCTTTTTTTTTGCCTTCCTTCCGAGTAGTTCATCAATGGTGATTCCAAATGCGGTGGCAAGTTTGTCGGCGTTTTTGGTAGTAATGTTGTCACTATTAACTCTATTCGATAAAATTGCGCTAATTTGAGAAGGGGTTAATCCCGATTTTTTTGCTGTTTCGACTTGATTCCATCCTCTTAATTTCATCAATTCTTTTATCTTCCCTGACAACATAATAACAATTATAGTAAACACTTATACTAATAGACAATAAAAAAGTTACAAAAAGGTAAAAAAAGTACTTGACAAAAGTGTGAATATTCACAATAATAGATTGTAAATATAGAAAGCTCGCCCCACTTGAAAGGGGGAAAGGAATTTTTTTTGAGACAAAATAGTGAATATTCACAACGTGAATTCAAAGGAGACCGGAAATGGCAGAGAAGAAGAAAAATAAGAATGTAGCTGATCCTATCAAGGTGACGAAAGTTCCGGGGGATGTCTATGCCCAGCTGGAGAGAGAGGCAAACGAGGCTACAATTGGGGTCAGTACGAGAATACGTCAGATTCTGATCGAGCATTATAGGAAAGAAGCTATCCAAGAGATAAATCCCTCGGCAGCGCCTATGGGGGCTAATTAGAATGATATCATTATATAGAAATTCACTATTGCACTCACCGGAGGACCTGGGAAATACAGGGAGTTCTTTGAGATGTGACAGCCGCGGCATATCTCGCTTTCCCGGCCAGAGGGAGCCTGGTTTCCGGTCCTCCGTGTGTTTTAACTTTATGGTCATGATAATATGGTAAAGAGAAGCGAAATGGTTAGCAAACCAAGAATTGGGAGAGATTTGGAATGAGGAACCAGGTCATACTGGCTAAGAAGGTTAGCGAACTTGTGACGGCATTTTGCGTTGCCGAGAATCTGTCTCGGGAGATAATTGCTGAGAGACTCGATTTTACCAGGCATCAGTTCAATGAGCAGATGTGTGGAAGGACGCGGTTCTGGACGGAGACCTTCGAGAAATTGTACTCCTTATTCTATAAAACCCAACCGCAGCTTGCAGAGAAGCTATTAATGGAAGTTTTCGATGGAGACCTCTTGGTTTTAGTCAGGCCGAAACGCACCGGAGAGTTAAAACCGGAACTACTCCGGAGCGACGGCTTAAACATTGCTCAGAACATAGGAATCCTATGTGGGGATATCAATAGCTCGATGGAGGATAATCGTCTTGATAAGGGAGAGGCGAAACTTCTTCTGAGGGATACCAAGAAGGCGATGTCAAAATTAGTAACGCTGCGGGAACAATTGGAGCAGGTGATATAATGGCAGCTGAATTCATTAGCCTGAGAAGGGCGCAGGATGATTTCGGGATATCGCCCTCTAAATTACGGGAGTGGATCAAGATAGGAGAAATAGCGGCATTTCGGCCAACAAACAAATTACTGATCAGCACCAAGGAGTTAAGACGCAAGATAAAAGAAAGCAGAATTAACCAAGCAGGGAAGGAGATATAAAATGCAAAGGATAATTCTCAGAATAACAGACTTCGACGATCCGCGATTAACATTCGATGAATCGGGAGAAAATAAAGAAGCCCCGCGGGCATGCGAGGCATTACAGAAGGCCGTTGCCGAAGGCAACAATTAACTTAATTAAATATAGCCCACCAGGGCGTGGAGGTCAAGAAAAAAATGAAGTTGCATTATTTTACCGGGAGAAGGTTGGGATTAACTCCGATTGTTGAGGAGGTTCAATGCGATTCCTCTGAGAAGCCGGACGTTATCCCATCACTCAAACATATAGAATATCATTCATTAGATGGTTTCGAGTGGGGGTATGGAGGTTCCGGACCTGCGGATCTCGCTCTATCATTATTAGTGGCGGTATTCATAGCTGATGCCTACGAGGAGAAAGAAGCTTACGAGAAAGCTTGGCCATATCACCAAGCATTTAAATGGGAAATTATAGCCAGGCTTGATGATAAGGAGTGGATGATTACCGCTAATCAGGTTCGGGCATGGGTTCAGAAAAACGATATGCAGGCGGAGATCGGTTTAGCAAAGAAGGGGGTAGCAAATGGTGGAAGTTAATAAAAGCTGTTGGATATTCGATCCGGACATACCTGCGGAATATACTAAGAAGGTAGATTACGGTAAGAGGAAATACACTGCAATAAATCCTCACTACCAGATCATGCAGGCAACGGAAAAATGGGGTCCGTACGGCGGAAAATGGGGAGTCAGAGACTGTAAACATTCCTATCGGGATGTAGTAATCGAAAAGACGGACAGGAAAACCGGAGAGGTTACTGAAGAATCTAAAACTCAGGAAGTCTGTCTTGATGCCGTATTCTTCTACCCGGGCGAGGACGGTCAGGAGATCTGCTTTGAGATCTCCGTGGATTCTATCTGGGTGCCACATGGTGACAACCGCAAGAAGCTCCTCACAGATTTAACAACGAAGGCCTTGAGCAAGTTGGGCAGTGCAGCCTCTATATTTTTGGGTGAATTAAGTAATCCTGAAAACCGGAGAAAGCCATCTCCGGGAGGACAGCAGACTGGTAATGGGAAGCCGGAATCTCAGAGTAAATTCAAAGAGGTTGCCGGTTGCCTGACCGAGAAGCAGTTCAATATGCTTATGGCAATAGTGAAGAAATCACCTCTGGTACAGAGTGGAAAGCTTAAGGCTTATACTGCGTTATGCAATATATACCAGAATAAGTTTTCTGAAGTCAAATTGCCGGATAAGGACGGTGTCCTGTTGCTGAATCATATCCCTAAAAACAAGGTGGATAAAATGAAGGCGGCGACGGAATACTTTGTTGAACAGGAATTTGAAAACTATGAGGATGATTTACCCTTTTAAATCACCCAGTTAGATAGAGGAAATTTATGGTTAAAATAGCGCATTTTGCAGACTTACACGCTTCCCAGAAAAACAAGGAGGAGGCGATAAAAGCCCTGAAATTCATACTTGAGACCTGCAGGGAGAGGGAGGTCGATGCGATAGTCAATGCCGGAGATACCTGGGACGGCGCTATTACATTAAATGATAGCGGTCCTTTCAATGAGATTGTCGAACTCTTCAGAAGTACACCGGCACCCATGTATTTAATCCAGGGAACACCCAGCCATGATATACCGGGGAGCATTGATATTTTCAATAATATAGATCCTGAATTGATAGATGGTGGTTGTTTAATGACCTTCGGGACATCAGGGATTATTGAAATGAAAAGTTTCCCGGAGAATACCTATATAGGTAGGTTGTCTGTCTTGCCAGCACCTACAAAGTCAAACCTGGCTAAAGACCTCGAAGCCTCCCCTGATGAGATTAATGAATTAATCCAAAGCAACCTGAGAACGATTCTTGCTGATTTCGGGGCTACGATTTCTGCTGATAAAAAACCTCATATATTGGTAGCCCATATCACGGTAACTGGATCAGAAACATCGACCGGGCAGACCATGTACGGAGGAGATATACAGGTATCATTTGCTGATTTGGAAATGGCCAATGCTGATTATATCGCCCTGGGACATATTCATAAAGCTCAACAGCCCACATTCCCGGATCATATCAGTTATGCCGGTTCACCGTATCATCAGAATTTCGGGGAGCTTGAACCTAAAGGATTTAAGATTGTAACTTTCAATGATAGTGGAGAGCTATCAGACATTGAGTTTATCGAAACTCCATCCAGACCGCGGCAGGTGATAGACGTTCGCCTCGTAGATGGTAGGCCAGAGTATTCAGAGGAACCATGTGTTGGAGCGGACATTAAAGTCCGTATCCATGCTGAGGCGCATCAGTTCAATCCGGAAATCGAAAGCCATGCTTACGCCTGGTGTGAAGAGGGCAACAGTACCATCATCGAGAAGATCACTTCACCATCGATGAGGGTACGGGCGGCTAATCTGACCGAAACTAAATCACTCCGGGATAAAATCACCGAGTATAGCGAAGTCAAAGAAGTTGAGGTTACTGATACTTCACTGGAAAAAGCGGATCTATTAGAAGAGGAGGTGGGGATATGAGATTGATCAGCGCAACTATCAGGGGCGCCATCGGCCTAAAACCGTACGGTGAGGATGTGGTTATTCCTTTCGAGCGGTTTGACCCGGGTCCAATAGCATTAGTTGGTGAGAATGGCGCCGGCAAATCAACGATACTCGAGAATCTCCATCCCTGGCCGAGAATGGTCACCTACAGTGGATCTCTGACGCAGCATTTTTACCTGAAGGATTCATTACGGGAACTCAGGTTTGAATATAACGGGAAGATATATACTTCCAGATTTCTGATCGATGGGGAAAGGAAGAAGATTGAAACATATCTCTATCTTGAAGACCAGCCGCTCAATGATGGTAAAACACCAAGCTATAAGAAACTTGTAGATGAATTGTTCGGAGATCCGGATTTATTCTTTAAATCGATATTCCTCTCCCAGAACGGGGACGGGATATCTACTCTCAAAGCAGGGGAGAGCAAGAAGTTCTTTGCCGGTTTAATGGGGCTGGACAAGTACGAGATTTTATCCTCGGATGCAAAGGGTAGGGCTTCGCAGCTTGCTGAGACCAGGGCAGAGTTAAGCGGACGGATTCAGCAGATTGAACAGGCTATAAAAATGAATAATGATAAGCTTTCTGAACGTGAGGAAACTGAAAAAAGATTAAGAGATATCCGGGACGGTATTAGGGACCGGGAGGCAGCTTTATCTGCAGTTGATAAAGAGATTAATGACGCCCAGGGCAGACATACAGAACAAGAGTCTCTGCTTGAGCAGGCCCAGAAATTGAAGAATGATATACTCTCTGTAAATAAGGAGATCAATGAGCTTACAGATAATAATAAGGCTTGGTTGAAGAAAGTGGAATCGGAATTACAGGAATGCCAGCAAGCTATTGAACAACAACGGAAGTATATCGAGAATGCAGATATTATCAGGGAAAAGGCTAAGCGATTCGAAGAGCTTAAGAGGCTTGATTCCGAACTCTCTGTGGTGGCACGGGCACTATCTGAACTGACCGTGAAGAAAGAATCCCTCGATATTAAAATCAATAATGAAATCAAAAGCCGGACTGACCAGATAAATCTCTTAACTCAGCAACTTAAGAGCAATGAGAAAGCAGCCGGTCAGTTAGATGCGGTTCCATGCAATGATAACGAGGAGTATGTCAGGACCTGTCCCCTAATCGATAACGCCCGGAAGGGTAGGGATTCGGCAGTACAATTAAAGAAGGAGTTAGCCGACCTGGTTGCCAGAAAAGACGATCCAATCCCGGAACAGTCAAAATTAGCTGTCCTCAAGGCTGAAATAGAAGCTACTCCATATAACGACGCTCAGCACAACGATATCAAAAATGAACTCGAACAGCTTAACAAGCGGGACTGGACTAAGTTGATTACTGATTTGGATAAAGCGGAAATGACAATTGATAACCTTAAGCGGGAGATCGAAAAGACAAACGAACGCAGATCCGAGGTCGAAAGAGATTTTCAGGGACGGTCTGAGAGTCTGAATACTAAACGTGATGAAGTTATGGAGTGTTTCGAAGAGGTGAGTGAAAAGTTAAAGTCATTTACAGATGTAAATGTCGCAAAACTCAACACCAAGAAACACTCTATTCAGAATGCTCTTTCAAATAAACGTACCGAACTCGGTGAAGTTCAGGGACAACTTAAAGCCCTTGATGAACTTGCTGAATCCAATAAAAAACAAAAAGAGGAATTACAGCAGCTGAGTACTAATCAGGATATCCTTAACAGAGATATCTCCGACTGGAGGTTCCTGGAATTAGCCTGCGGTAAAAACGGCCTTCAGGCCTTAGAACTTGATTCGGCTATACCTCAGATATCCGAAATCGCCACCGAGATTCTTCAGGAGTTCGGCAGGGAATGGTCAATAGGTATTAATACTATCCGGGATTCGGCTGATGGCAAAAAAGAGATTGAAGACTTTCGGATAATGGTTTCGCGTCCGGGGGGAGTTGTAGAGCTTGAAAAGCTGTCCGGCGGCCAGAAAGTCTGGATTGAGGAGTCTCTTCGAAAAGCGGTCACCATCTACTTGGTAAAACATTCCGGGAGAGATTACAGGACTATCATGCAGGACGAAGCAGATGGTCCCCTTGATCCGGATAGGGCGGAGGCTTTCCTGAAGACCGCATTTAAAGCGCATGAATTAACCGGGGCACATCATACGATACTGATCACCCAGCGTCCGGAGATCTGGAACCAGGTTCCTCAGAGGATTCACCTGAATCCGGAGACTGGGAAAATAGAAATGGTGATGAACTGATGATGGTAAAAGTTGAAAGAACAGGAGAGCTTCACGTGAAGTTCGAGAGGGGAGATTTTAACCGGAAGACGCCTGATAAGAAGCTGGCCTGGATAGAAGCTAAGGAAGCGATTAAGGAGCGATTTCCTTATCCGGAAAGCAAGTGGGATAACGAGTTAAATGCTTGGATCATTCCGGATACAACCGAGAATCGTAACGGCATCGAAGCTATCCAGAGATTGTATTTCAAAGATGAGAATCAAGAGGAGATGTTTTGATTAATCAGTCCAGGATCGCGCAGATGGTAGGGTTCCAGCCCCCCTCCCTGCCGTCTCCGATCCGGACTGAAATTTTAAGGATAATAAAATGATAGAATGTTCAAGTTGCTTCAATATTGTGGATGATCACAAAACTCAGGCCTGCCCGAACTGTGGTGAGACCGTATGTGATGATTGTGTGGATACTGAAAATGGCGTCTGTGGATGCTGTAGTGAAACAGTAACGGGATTTGAGGGATAGGATGGTTTTAGGATCAAGTAATGAATTAATAAAACTTGGTAAGTCCGGGAATGATAGAATATCCTTGGAATTGGCTACCTTGGTTGATACAAGAATGCTGATACAGGCCAACTCCGGGGGCGGTAAATCATATGCTATCAGGCGCCTTCTGGAACAAAGCCACGGTAAAATCCAGCAGATCGTTTTAGATCTCGAGGGTGAATTCTCTACCCTTCGCGAGAAATTCGAATATGTGATTGCCGGCAAGAATGCTGATACACCGGTACAACCGTCGTCTGCCAAAATGCTGGCGCGTAAGCTTCTCGAGTTGGGTGTTTCGACTGTCTGTGATCTGTACGAATTAAAAGCGCATGACCGGGTAAGGTTCGTCCGTTTGTTCTTAGAATCGCTTATGAGCGCTCCTAAGACTCTATGGCATCCGGTATTGGTAGTATTAGATGAAGCGCATCATTTCGCGCCGGAGAAGGGACAGTGTGAATCATATCAGGCGGTGATAGATCTGGCCACCAGGGGACGCAAGCGCGGTTACTGTGCCATATTAGCTACCCAGCGGCTATCCAAGCTTCATAAGGATGCCTGTGCAGAATTGCTGAATAAAATGGTTGGCAGAACGTCCTTAGATATCGATCAGCGCAGGGCAGCTGATGAGTTGGGAATAATCGAGAAGCAGCAGAGATTAACTCTAAGAAACCTGCAGCCCGGGGAATTCCATATTTACGGACCGGCATTAACGAAAGGTAGTAAACATGAAGCCGGAGTTGAGGTTCTTAAGGTCGGTTCCGTTCAGTCCCGGCACCCGAGAGTAGGAGCTCGTAATATAGATGCCCCTCCGAAACCTACGGGCAAAATAATATCAGTCTTGAATGAATTGAAGGGTCTACCGGCGGAAGCTGAGAAAGAAGCTCAGAATATTAATTCTTTACGCTCGAGGATCAGGGAATTAGAACGAGAATTAAAGAAACAGATTCCATCCTGCAATCATGAGACGGAAATCAAACAGCTAAGGGGCGCATTGAGTATTGCTAATAAGAAGCAGGAGAAATATAGTAAATTTATATCAAGTTTATTCACAGACCTTAGTTGCAAGTTAAGTCTATCTTCAATTGAATTTCGCAAAATAGCTGATGGAGTGAAGGTTCCGACAGTATCGGATATCAAGATACCGAAACCGAATCCTCCTAAACCTGATAACAACAAGGGCCAGGAGGGATCGATTTCTCTTACAAATAGGCAGCAGCAGATATTAGACGCTCTGGCCATGATGGAGCAACTGGGGAGGGATTCTGTCAAAAAGGCTGTTGTGGCTATCATTATTGGAGTTAGCCCCAAAAGTAGCGGATACACAAATGTTTTAGGATCACTTCATAACTCAATGGAGCTGGTCAACTATCCATCACCGGGCTATATTTGCTTAACCGATTCCGGAAGGGGGTATGCTAAGGATTCCATCGATATAATCGACCTGGAGGATTATCAGCGTTCCTGGTTAAATGTCATAAAGTCCGGGCGCCAGGTTCAAATACTACAGGAATTAATCCGGATTTACCCGGAAGATATAGCTAAGCCGGAACTGGCGGGTAGGATCAATGTATCGGCTATAAGTAGCGGATTCACGAATAATCTCGGTAAGCTCAGAAACACTTTTGAAGTAATCGAATATCCATCACCGGGACGGGTTAAGGCCGCGGAGATATTATTTCCGGAGGAACTACAATGAAATTTAATGACCATCGATGCGCGAACTGTGGAGCTGTGAATCACCGGGGACTGCCTCCGGGTAGGTTCGCTCGCTGTAATGTATTAAAGATTATAGTGTATCTGTGGAAAGGAAGGCGGCATTCAATGCCCTGCGATGTAGTAAACAACAAGAATTCATGGAGACCTATAGAAGAGGAGTTAAGGTTAGTTGGGAACTGATTCAAGGATGACAGTAGGAAATGGAAGTCCACTACCAGGTTCGAAGTACTGGACACATTCTAACAATCCTTTAAAAGATATAAGGGGCGGTTATCACTGCACTAAATGCGCTCCGGAATGTCTTAACTGTTGGGCCGAAGGCTTTAATCTCCGGACTATGAAGGGGAAGCCTTACGACGGTCAAAAGACTGAATTCTACATCGATGAAAAAGTGCTTGCAAAACTTAGCATGGGCGGGAAACCGAAGACCTTCTTTATCTGCGATATGTGTGATTTGTTTCATGAAGATGTACCTTATGAACTTCAGGAGCGGATTTTGATGAATATCCTTATGTCGGTGTTATCAGAACATATCTACCTAATTACAACTAAACGTCCGTATTTAATGTCAAGAACATTAAAAATAATGCAATATAAGCATGAATACTATCGAGACAATTTATGGCTGGGGGTTTCGTTGATTAGTAATCAATATGTTAGCCAGATGCTTACTGATAATTTACTTCGTATAGATGAAGTCAACCGTTGGCTATCTATTGAGCCATTAATTGGTGAAATAGACTTAAGTTTCCTGTCGGAACCAGCCCCAAAGCGTTGGAGACTTGACTCTACGATTAGCTCTAAGGCGGAACGTATCAATTGGGTTGTAGTCGGTGCCGAATCCGGACCTGATCGCCGTCCCTGCAAGATAGAATGGGTTCGCCATATAGTCAGGAAATGTCAGGAGTTTGAAATCCCCGTATTCGTCAAGCAGTTGGAGATCGATGGGAAGCTGGTGAGAGATATAAATAAGTTTCCCGAGGATTTGAGAATCAGGGAGTTGCCGTGGAGATGATGTGCCTTTAATCAAATATAAAGATCACAAATTCACCGCTAAAAGCGAAGCCATTATAAGCATGGCAAATATCATACTGAATGAATATGCGGAGCAGGGATTTGATTTAACTTTAAGGCAGCTGTATTATCAATTTGTTGCTCGGGGCTACATTCCAAATACTCAAAGAGAATATAAAAAACTGGGTTCGATCGTGAATGATGCCAGGCTTGCGGGCTTGATAGACTGGGACCATATATCAGATCGTACCAGAAACCTTCAGAAACAGGCTCATTGGAGTACACCTGACGAAATCATAGGGGATGCGGTCAATTCGTACAGGATCGACAAATGGAAGGATCAGATTTTCCGCTTAGAGGTTTGGATCGAAAAGGATGCATTGGTGGGTGTAATCGAAAGTGTCTGTAACAAGTGGCAGGTTCCATATTTCAGCTGTCGCGGGTATACCTCACAAAGCGAGATGTGGAATGCGGCAATGAGAATTGATGATCATTCTATAGAATATATTAACGGTATAAGTGAAAATCGTAATTTCATTATTCTTCATCTTGGAGACCATGATCCCTCAGGCATAGACATGACCAGGGATATAGATGATCGTTTATATATGTTTGAAGCTGAGGTTACGGTTAAAAGGATTGCACTTAATATGGATCAGATTGATGAGTATAAACCACCTCCTAATCCTGCTAAAATAACAGACTCTCGAGTGAATGAATACATCAATCGTTATGGCGGGGACAGCTGGGAATTGGATGCACTTGAACCTGCGGTTATTGAATCATTAATAGAACAGCATATTAATAATTATCTCGATATGGAAAAATGGAAAGAAGCTATGAATAAGGAGAAATCTGAGAAAGAGTATTTAAGGAAGCTAATCGGGAAATCGTAAAATTCTACGATTCTATAATTCTATAATTTTATAATTCACGAGACTTAAAAGATGATAACCTGGAAAGAATACAAAAGGAAGCCTGAAAGATTTTGGAAGGGGAGAAAGGTTAGGACCTTACTGGATATCAGTAACCACTGGTTTGTAATTCCGAAGGGATACGTATTGAAGATCACCAGAAAGTATCAGGGATTCGATTTAGAGGGAATCGAGACCTGCCCTCATTGTAATATCGGAAAAAGGATTGATATTAGCCGAGTTCCGCCAACAGAGCTGGAATTGGTAGTCGATGCGGAACAGGAGGAATTATGCAAATCGACAGCTTCGTAATAGGCGAAGATCCGGGAAAGGGACGAGTTCCGATATTCGTAAACGATAAAGAGATTCGGCTACCTCACAAGTCATGGCTATATCTTCAGAAGCTTGCCGTCGCACGTAAGAACGTTGAAGGTGACGGTTTTATACATCGTCTCGATATTGAGGCTGGAGACAATCAATACAGTTATTTACATCGCCTGCATAAGCAATTGTTGGAACATATTCGTGGAGCTGGTGCACTGATTGTTTCTGATAGAACCGGGAGATACAGACTCGAGATAGATCCGTCAATAATAGAGATACTCTAAATAGATAAGCAGAAAGGAATTCTATGGAAGTAGTAACACAACAGAAAGCAGAGGCGATAAGATTGATCGCCATCCAGGATGTGCTCGTCCCTAAGAACTACACCCGGAAACTAAAAAAGAAGGACCAGAGTATTCAGGAATTAGCTGATAACATTAAAAGCATGGGTGGTGTGATCAACGCTATTATAGTCAGACTGCATCCTAAACATGCGACAGACGGCAAATTCGAACTGATATCCGGATACCGTCGATTAACAGCCTCCACGCTTGCCGGCTTCAATCATATAAAAGCCGAAGTTGTTAAAGTCGACGACCGCATGGCCGGGATTATCAATGTAACGGAGAATCTCCAGCGCGAGGATCTCTCACCTCTTGAGGAAGCTGAAAGCCTGAAAAAGCTTATTGAAGCCGGTAAGGACACCAAAGAGATATCGGAATCACTCGGGAAGACGGAAAGCTGGGTAGTTAGGAGGTCTAAGTTACTGTCCTTAATACCGGAGTGGAGAGCGGTAATGAATGGAGTGGAGAAAATCACCGTTAATGATTTTGAGCGTGATAATCCATTTAGGGGTTGGTCCGTCGGTCATTACGAGTTATTTGCCAGATATCCAAAAGATGAGCAGTTGGTTTTATATTTAGAATTTGGGGATGACTGGGAAGCTTATGAATGGACAGTAAAGGATATTGAAAAGGCACTCAATGATAGAATGACGCTAATCAGCAAAGCTCCCTGGAAACTCGATGACGAATCTTTACATCCTGATGCTGGTTCCTGCACCAAATGCTCTAAACGATCCGGTCACCAAGCCATCTTGTTTCAGGACGATCTCTCACCCGAAGCTATCGAAAAGAACGATAAGTGTCTGGACAGGGAATGCTGGGAAAAGAAAACAGCAGCTTATCTGGATGGCAGAATAGCTACACTTAAAGAAAAGCATCCTAAGCTTATAAAGATATCAAATTCCGGAATGACAAGCGGGAACGATGATGTATTACCGAGTTGGGATTGGGATAAAGCTAAAAAGGGAGATAAAAAGGCTGTGCCGGCAATAGTGGTTAATGGACCGGGGCTTGGTGAACTCCAGTACATTAAACCCAACAGCAGGGGATTGAGCAGTTCCGCTACTAAAAAGGCCATAAACAAGAACATGGATCCGGAAGCGAAGCTTAAGGCTAAGAAGGAACAGCGGAAAAAGCGAGTTTATGCCCAGATATTAACCGAAATCAGATCGAAGCTCTATAATATGTCTACTGACGATGATTCGGGTGAGGTTCAATGTTCTCAACCGGTACAAATCCTACGCGATCTACATGCAGGTGAAAAGATGATGGCCCTGGCTGCCATTTTTGGTACCCAGAACAATTTGGCAGAACTAAATGATGAAGATAGCTGGAAGGAATTTGAAAAGACGTCTCCGTTTAGTAAAGAAGAAGTCATACAGAAGCTATGGGAATCGATGATAGGTGTTTTTGCGGATCGACTTAAGTATCACAAACCATCCGATATATTTGACTGCCAGATTAAAGATGCAAAGCGGATATGTCAATTAATCAACCTGGATTTCAAAGAGCTCGAGAGGGCAGCCGAAGCTTCGGTACCCGTCCCGAAGTCCTGGGCTAAAGAGGAGGCGGCTATAAAGCTCCAGAAGAAGCAGAAGAGAAAGAAGGCTAAAACCTCGAAGAAGAAAGCTTCTAAGAAAAAGAAGTCGGCTGGACGTGGTTGGGGAGCTGCATTGAAAAACAAAACCGTTTAGAGGTATAATTACTAATGCCCGGAAAAGCCCCATCATATCCGTTTTATGTAGCTGATTGGTTAAGCGATACTGAACTCCAGATGGCCAGTGCTTCAACGAGAGGTATCTGGATTAACTCGCTTTGCCATATGTGGAAAGCGTCCGTGAAAGGGAGATTAAAAGGCCCGGAGGATGAATTGATCAGGCTCGCCAATTGCACTGGTATTGAATGGGATGTGTTTTTAGAAGAGGGATTGAGGCTTGGATTCGTTGACATTGAAATTGAAGAAGAAGATGTGACATGTCACGATGAGTCACAAAAGCGTCACAGGATTGTCACACTAATAAACAGACGTATGTATAAAGAATCTAAGTCTAAGGAAAAAGCAAGGATACGACAACAGAGGTCGAGAGCGTCACGGAATAGTCACGGCGATATCACACCCGAAAAAGCGCTCTCTTCTTCTTCATCTTCTTCTTCTAATACTAATACATCTTTTTCTAACGAAAAAGATATATTAGCCTCGGGTAATTCCGGCACGAAAAACAATTCTTCTCCTCCGGCAACTCCTATTAATCCTGAAGTTCAAAAGAACAGCAAGAAATGGTGGGATGGTGAAATCGAAGAAATTCAAAAGAGAATCTTCGGCAATATATGTCTCACATATCCCCAGATTGGCTTGCTGATCAACGAATTAAATAACGATAACGGCCGATTTGCTCATCCCGGATTTGGGGATCACGGCACGCTGTGGCAGGCGATCTACGAATGTGGAAAGAAGCCTGATAATCCATTTACATGGCTGCGGACGATTGCCGGTGATCAGCGGAGAGTAGCGGAGCTTCGAAAGCGGTCTCAGAAAAAAGCCGACTCAAATCCATTTAAACCGGTGAAGATACTTATCGCAGGAATGGGAACGGATGAGCAATAATTCCAAAAGCCAACAGGGATTAAATTGGACTCCGGATATAGCTGCAGAGCAATCGGTACTTGGAAGTATGCTTTCAGACAGTAAGTCGATACCGGTAGCCTTGACTCTCTTGGAATACAAGGATTTCCATCCAACCAAACATAAGCTTATCTTCAAGGCTATCAAGAAGCTCTTTGACGAGGGAAAGGAAGCTGATATCGTCACCGTAGCCTCTTTCCTCGAATCGAAACAGAAACTGGAAGATATCGGTGGCAGGCGCTATCTCATTGATTTAACTGAGAATATAGCTACGGCAAGACTAACACCAGACAATTGTGCAGTGGTTAAGCGGAAATCACAATTATTCAGAATAAGAAACCTCGGCCATAAAATGATTTCCCTGGCTAACGACTCGAAGGATCCGGAGGATATTATTCTGGACGTCGACGAGAGACTCCTCGGTATTCACGAAGGCGACGATAAAGGCGGTAAATGGCTTAAGGAATTAGCCCTGGACGCTACGGAGTCGATGGATAGTTATTCCCAGCAGCATTCGGGATTAAGAACCGGATTTGAGAATCTTGATAAGTTCTTGAATCCGTTGCGAGCACCTGATTTCATAGTCATTGCTGCGCGCCCATCGGTAGGCAAAACCACCCTGGCAATGAATATCGGAGACTACCTGGCCAAGCGGAACAAGATCGTAATGGTGGCCTCGCTGGAAACCGGCAAGGTCAATTTGACAGAACGGATATTATGCAGCAGGTCCGGAGTTTCCGGGAGTAAGCTCCGAATGGGCAAACTGTCCAACGATGAATGGACTAAACTTACTAAGGCAGCCGCAGAGTATGCTTCCGGAGTATCTCAGATGATTATCTACGACCAAGGAATAGATACTATTACCAAATTACGGGCGGAGGCCAAGAAACTAAAAGCGCGATCCGGATTAGATCTCTTGATTATCGATTATCTTCAACTGATTATATCTAAAGGGGAAACAAGGAACGATGAGGTCGGCAAAATCAGTAGAGGGTTGAGAAGGATAGCTAAAGATTTGAATATTCCTGTTATCGCAATATCTCAATTATCCAGAAAACCTGAAGATAGGGCAAATCCCCGACCGATTTTATCGGACCTTCGGGAAAGCGGGCAGATCGAGCAGGATGCGGATGTTGTTTTGTTTCTATACCGTCCGGTTATGCATAAGCAGAAACCTCCGGAAGTATATAGGATACCGGAAAAAAACCATAAAAATTATGCTGAAATCATCATAGGGAAACAGAAGGATGGACCCCGGGATATCGAAATTCCAATGATGTTTAATGCGGAAACTACAAGATTTAATGCATTAGATAAGGTTCATGTACAGGAAAGTGCACTATAAAATGCTAAAAACGACATAAAAGTGGATAAGTTTTATACAAGTTATTGGAATTGTAAGAATAACAGAACGTGTAAGCTACACGGATTATTAAGGTTAAAAATTATGTTGCGTTTTAATACGGGAAATACAAAAGGAGTTTGATATGACAATAGATTGGAATTATTTATTTGAGTTCATAATCGGACTAACGGGAGCGTTCTTTGTCATCGGGATTCTCGTTGCCGCGGTGTCGCTACTTAGGAAAATTGTAAGAGGCGGACATATCTATGACTGAAAAAAAGTGTTTGAATTGTGGTAAAGAACATAAGCGGGATTCGGCATTCTGTTGTCCCTACTGCAAAGGGAGTTATCTTGCTAAGCAGGGACAGCCGAAGCGAATTGGAATTACACAAGCGGATGCAATGGGTTTACATCTGAAGATGGTAGCGAGTAAAAGGAGGCGAAGGATTGAACCGCGTTCGAAAGATTAAAGAATTATCGGTTGAGATACTGGCAAATTGCGATGAGCTTGAAGTATATCGTAATCCCGGTGATGTAGCGTATATTATCGCACTGAATAATGCACTCAATTGTAAGAGTGCCCAGATACGGCAGTTTAAAGCACACACCAGGAGTATCATAAAAATTCTTGAATCTGATAAAACCAGGCAGGAGAAGATAGAGATGATCACTGCAGTTTTAGAAGCTATGGGAGGAGATACATGATCGACAAAGGCGCTGAATTCAGTCCTACAAAGAAGTACCGCTATCGCTTGTGGCGGGTATGGAATGATAATAAAGATTATCTCACCTTGATTCTTCTCAATCCGAGTACTGCGGATGCTAACTTTGACGATCCTACGATCAGGCGTTGTATGGGTTATGCATGTGACTGGGGATATGGCGGGATACATGTCATCAATTTATTTGCATTGAGAGCGACTGACCCGAGTGAATTGGAACGTACATACGATCCCATAGGAAAGTTGAACGACAGTGTCATTAAAGAATATTGCGGGAAGGATATTATAGCAGGTTGGGGTAACCATGGCGGTTATCTTGATAGAGCAAAACATGTTATTGAATTATTAGATTGTCCTATAATGTGTCTGAAGATGACTAAAGCAGGACATCCGCAGCATCCGCTTTATCTACCAAAGAAACTGAAGCCGATGATGTTGGAGGTGTCTGAATGAAAGCACTCAGCATTAAACAGCCCTGGGCGTCAATGATTGCCAGGGGAGAGAAGACTATCGAGACCCGGACATGGGATACAAAGTACCGCGGTGAGCTGTTAGTAGTATCTTCCAAGAAGCCGGTTATTCCCGGATTACCATCCGGTCAGGCTATTGCCGTAGCGGATTTGGTGAATGTCAGACGGATGACTATTCATGATGAGGAAGCGGCTTGCTGTGAAGTTTATAATAATGCTTATGCCTGGGTGTTGAGAAATATCAGAGAGATAGATCCGTTCCCGGTCAGGGGACAATTAGGATTATATGATGTGGAGGTAACAGATGCCAGTTAAAACGTTTTATTACGACCTGGAGACTACAGGTCTCAACCCGGAAAAACATGCGATAATTCAGCTTGCCCATATCATCGATATCGATGGTGAGATTGTCGAAGAGGGGGAGTTTCTTATCAGGCCATATGAAAAAGACCTGATTGATGATAAGGCGCTAAAGGTCAATAAGCGAACCAGGGAAGAGATAGCAGGATTTGAGGATCCGAATGTAGCATTCTGGCAGCTTGAGAATAAGCTGAGTGAATATATCGATTGCTATGATCGCTCTGATAAGTTCTATCCGGCTGGTTACAACATAGAAGGTTTCGATATTCCCTTCCTACAGGAATATTTCCGCAAAGCGGAGCAACCATATTATGGATCGTATTTCAATTATAAACCGATCGATCCGATGCGGATACTCTTCTGGCTGAATTGGATGGGGAAGATAGACCTTCCCAATATAAAGCTTGAAACCGTTTGTAATCATTACGGCATCGATATAGATGCTCATGATGCGGTGTCGGATACCAGGGCGGCCAGGGAATTGATACTTAGGATGAAGACGGTGTTGAAAGGATAAAGGAGTAATACATGGCAGTTTTAACATGCACTGTTGGGGAGGTGAAACCTGTAGTCAATACTGACATCAACAACGGGATACGAGTATCATTGGCGTTCGTTGTGGATTATAAGGTTGGGATTTTCAGGGATTTAATCCCTCCAGGAGTTTTCAAAATTATCGAGGACAATGAAGGATTGATCCCTGGAGAGAGCCATACATTTAAAAATCAGAAAATGCCCTCTATCAATTTACAGATGTTTGAGGCTATATCTTCAAAAGAACCTTTTTTCGATTATGATATCCGGTTTAATGAAGATGCCTCCTTAAAACTTGTACAAGTGAATGAGGATTCTAATCTATTAGTGTTGAAGGTAAAGTTTGAGAAGCTCCTCGAAGAGCTTAAAACCGAGCTTCCTTATAAATTATGCTGGCTTACCGGAATGAAGATATTGGGCACGATTGTCAATATCGATAGGCTACAAGGTAATGTTGAGAAATCGATTAAAAAGATGACCGACTGTGTTGATGGAAAGGATATCAAATCAGTGGAACTATCGGTTGTTGAAGACGGAGAGGTTAAGGATTCGGTGAATATTACGAAGGCCGGAGTAGTTTAGAGAGCTTAATAAGTAAGGCTATGGCCTGTTAAAATAGAAGATTGGGAAATTATAAATGAAATGTCCTTCTTGTGGAAGTGAAAATATCAGAGTGAAAAAAACTATTAATAGGCCAGGGAATGTAATAAAAAGAAGACGCCAGTGCTTGAATTGTGGAAGTAAATGGTGGAGCATTGAGAGAAATGAAAAACACCAACAACTAAATCGACAAACCCAAATACAAATAACTCCGCAGTAACTGCTAATCAGGATTACACCGAGTATAAATATAGCATATTAGTTGATGATGTGATTTAGATGGGAGTTGGAGGGCATATAGAATGCCCTCTAACTCTATGGTCGAATGGTTATTGCCCGAAGCCTTTGAATTGTTTGATTCTTAGTTTGATGTTTGAAAGGATTGAGCTTCCCTGGCTGAAGGAAGTATAAGCTTCCTGATTGAACTTTCTTGGGATGACGATAATACCTCTGTTAGTCAAACTGCTATCGTTCCATGCACGAACAGTAGTTGTGACATCTATCATTGTTAAACGATCATCTCCAACCTCGACAGTAAAGAAACCTCCGATATCATCATTGAAGTCACCACCGTCTTCAGCCCAAGGATAAGCCCAGGTGGCTTCTGAATTCCATTCTGTGGTGACAGGATAGTAGTCTAAAGTGACAATATCCATCCCGTCATAAGCGGGAAAATCCCCTTCGGCCTTGATTTCAGCATGGGCAATATCTTTATCAGAAATGGAATCAGGTAGTGCGAATGATAGTAACAATCTTGGTCCAAGATAATCGTCATTGTTATTCTCTGGTGGTTCGATTACTATTGCTTCACTTGGCGATATCTCTAGTACTCCAGCCAAAGCGTTGAAGCAAAAGATCCCTGTAACCAGAAATGCCGTTAATAATATTGTACGTTTCATTTTATAATCTCCGTTTATAAATTAAATTACTTCAACATCAACATCTTTTTGGATTTATGGAAATCTTCTGCCTCCATGAGATAGAAATAAACTCCAGTGGAAATATCCTTTCCAAATTGGTTTTTACCATCCCAGACGACGGACCTGTAACCAGCTGATTGATATCCATCAACAAGGGTACGAACTTTTTGCCCTAGGATATTAAACAGTGTGATCTTAACATAGCAGTCTTTAGGAAGGTCGTACTGCATTGTTGTAGCCGGATTGAAGGGATTGGGATAATTCTGGTGAAGAGCAAAAGTTCTTGGAAGTAATTCATCTGCTAACAACCGTGAGCCGCCGGCATCACAGGGATCACTTTCTAACTGGTTACTATAGTCAACGGGACCAGTTATTCTATCCGCAATACCATTAGTGGTATCATCGCTGATATCCCAATAATTGTAAGTTGCATCTAATGTATCAGAGCCTGCATTAAAGATGAATTTAACATCACTACTGAACACGTTACTATCCGAAACCGTCGGAGTCGGATTCGGTACACCAACGGCAGGTACCTTGATATCAATACTATCATTTTCAAAATAATTTCGCCTTATAGTACCTTCAGCATCATGAGTATATAGCCCAATTTTATTATCCTGGATACTGTTACACTTATAGCTCTGGTCCGTAGGATCTCCTTCAACATCAAGGTCGGTGTACTTTAGATAAATACCATAGATGTTATTTTCAAGAACCTCGATATTACCAGTTATGTAAGAAGTATTATCTGCACGTTCTATACTTATACCTCCCTGATAGTAACCTTCGACGCTTCCTCCTTTTATCCGGCAATGCTTTGTACCAGTACTAGGATAGTGCAAATAGATCCCCCACTGAGTACTATCATTTGTAATACCATTGAATTCAATGATGCAATCCTTGACTGAAGTGATACCTGTAGTATCCTGGTATATGCCATACCGAGTGCATTCGGTAATTGTATCCTGCTCCAGATAATTATAACCTTTTAGGTACGCTCCGTAAGTGCTGCTTTCAATATTAGTTTTCTTTATGAAGCAACAGGAATCACTATCATGTCGGGCATAGATTCCATATATATCATTGTTACTAAATGTACAGTTTTCTACTCGACTGAGATCAGTGTTACCCAGATATAGCCCGTTCTTGGCATACTCTAACTTGCAGTATTTGAAGATTATACTATCGCTTTGATTAGCCCAGATTCCATCCCAGAAATCTGAAGGAATCGTCCCTGAAGTATCAGCAGTGAATACAATCTCATTATGCGTAGATAATGTATCACCTTCAGCAATTAAGGTTCCATTTATCTTTAGATATCCACCACGCCTAACTCTTATTTCGCTCCCCGGTTTGATTGTAAGGCAGGCATTACTGCCTACAATCAGCTGTGTATCGGGTAGTTCAATATCTCCTCGCCAGACAACATCGCTGGAAATTGTAGTCATCGGCATTACTTGATATGGTATGTAATCGTGCTTGGTTACCGTAATATAGTCATCTAAGTCAAATCCATAATTACAGTAATAGATTCCATTTGAACTCTCAGTATCCACAAACCATGTGTCGCTTAAATTTGTAAAACAAACTGTGGCATCGTTGACATTTTCACTTGTTGATGCATTCTTTACCGTTACTGAAGAATCAGCATAATTCACCACTACTTCAAAATGAGATGGCGAACCAGTAGTCCATATTCTCATTTCAGGTGAACCATAGTATTGCGTTGAAAATCCAGACAACATGTAGCCGTTACCTCGGTTTGCTCTTTCCGTAGCTACTATTTCTCCAATATGGCGACCAGGCGAATTATAAATCGCATTCTGAATATTAACCATTAAATCAGGATCACCTATTCGAGTGGTTTTGCCAATATATGCAAAAGCACCGGATTCATTACCTCTCCCCAACCATGAAACAGCTATGTTTCTTTCAACTGGCAAATCATTGTCACATACCAATTGAAATCCGCCAGTATTACATGATTGTGAGTGAACAAAAAATGGATAAGGACCATTTGTAACTGAATCAATAGATGGTTCAGAAGTAGAATATCCCTTCATTTCTGATCCATCACAGACGTTATAATGCTTTCTACTTCCATGAGAATAGTTATAAACTTGATAATATTGACCACTTCCATTCACACCTTCCGAATAAATATCAACCAAGTCTGATGCATCTGGAGATGTATCATGTTCATCTGTATATTGAGAATCCTGGCTTGAACATCCATTCGCCGCTAACCAATCTCGAACACCAATTTTCATGTGATCATGATAATATGAATATCCAAAAGAACGATTCAGAAAAGAGTATTCACCATTTCCAGGATTCTGTTCAATATTAAGAGTTTTATTTATCCAATTTGTAATGTTACTAGATGGATTTAAAGGTAGACGTGATACAAAAATATCCGAAGTCAATTTAGGACTCTCCGTGTCTCCGCAATTAGGAGTAGATATCAAGGCTTCACCGATTAAATTATCGTCATCACTATTGTATATACCAAATAAATCACAATAATATTGATCTGAAGGCATTAAAGCCGAGACAAGAGTATTACCGAAAAATCCGCCATTTGTACAAGCCCAAGCATTTGCCCAATCATCATAATCATCGTCATCTCCACATTTCATCGCGGTCATTCTTAGAGGTATAACATCATAGGAATCATCTGAATCCTCATCAAATGTCGGTATACCAGATCCGACTAGAAGGACATATCCAGTTCCGATCCCATATAATTCCTTAATATAACTTTTAAGTTTAGCAGGATTATCATCAACATCTTCATCCCCTGAATATTCAGCCAAAACCGAATCGATCGATGCTATAACGGTTTCCACTCCTTTTATGTTCAACCAATCACATAAAGGCTGTAATTCATCATGAACATCGTCTGGAGCAATAATTACATAGTCAGCAAAAGGAAGGCCATTATTAAATGTACCCGATAAAGAAGTATCCACAACTGTTGGTTTATAGTAATATGAAGAGTCTTCCGGATTCTCAATCAAAGAAACAATGCCCCTATTATAGGCTTCTTGTACTACCTTATGACGAACAGTTACACTATCAAGGTCTACTCCTGTCCAAGATGTTGTATTAACCGTAAATGCAATAGAAGTAGTAACCTCAATTGTAGAATCTACCGGATGATATCTAACCGGATATATATTGAAAAAAGCTACGGAGTTGCACCCATCAAATAATTCAGTGCGAATATATTCGACCTTTTCCAAAGGCCAATAAGCGGATGTATCATATACAGATGATTCTTCATCATAACAGGTATCTGCCGCCGTACCCAAATCTTCGTCATTAAGCGCACGCCCCGGTATTATACGATTCGATAATGAAATTGTAGTATCTTCATCTGTTGTGATTGAAATATCATCAACTTCAGTATCATTAGGTAGCAGCAAAGCAATTGTCAGGAAAGGGAGGTTTGGATAATTAGCTACATCCAAATTGGATAATCCTGTATAAGAAATTGAATCACAATCTGATGTACACGTCGTGGTATCGGTTGTGATTGAAACGGAATCAACAGAGAATGTTTGAGACAAGGATACGCCAAATACTTGTGTTGAGTTTATTGATACAAACGCAAGCACTAATGCTCCCCATAATGTGAACTTAATTAATCTGTTAATGGCTGTCATTTTTTGCCTCCTGCATTGACAGTTATACTAGCATGGTAAGTTATCGAACTTGAAAACTAGTGAAAATTCACCTCCTTTCCCATAAAGGTAATAGAATGTAGTCTATAGCCCGCCTAATATATATGTGCCCTTACTTTGATTAGTGTTTTATTTGATCTTACCCCGTTATTTCGGACATATAGTTAAGATAGGTTTTTTGTTTTTCAAAATCAACGGGAGTTTTATAACCGATCGCGGAATGTCTACGTTTTCGATTATAGAACACCTCGATATACTCAAAAATGCTTAATCTCGCCTCCTCTCTGGTCTGATAATTTTCGAAATAAATCAATTCGGTTTTTAAAGTATGAAAGAATGATTCGGTGATGGCATTGTCATAACAATCGCCCTTGCTTCCCATGCTGGCCCGAACACCATGTTGTTCTAAAAGCTTCCTGAACTCGCCGCTGGCATATTGGCTGCCCTGATCGGAGTGAAAAATCATTCCTGGAGCCGGAGTCCGCTGCATTGCAGCCCTGCGGAAAGCTTCTATTACCAACTCTTTAGTTAATCGCCGACTTACCGACCAGCCGACAATCCGGCGGCCGCAAACATCCAGAATCACCGACAGGTATAACCAACCCTCTTTAGTCCAGATATAAGTGATATCCGAACTCCAGAGTCGGTTGGGTTTATCGGCTTCAAAGCGGCGGTTAACCAAGTCTTGGGCTACGGGTTGATTATGACGAGAGACAGTGGTTATCTTGAACTTGCGTTTGGTCTTGGCCGCAATACCGTTTGATCTCATCACTCGAGCCACCCGGTTATGGCCGCAGGTCAAGCCATTATCCCTCAACTCAACTGTGACACGCGGGCTGCCGTAGGTCTTTTTACTGCCGTCGAAAGCTTTCTTTATCTGTTCCAAAAGCATCTGATTGGATCTGTCTCGGTTACTCATACCTCGATTCCGCCAATCATAATAGCCGCTCCGGGATACCCTTAACGCCTGGCACATCTTCTTGACCCGCAATGCGGAGCGGTGATTGAAGATAAACTCATACTTCATTTGGGTCGTTTGGAGAAAATGGCCAAGGCTTTTTTTAAGATATCCCGCTCCTCCTCCACATCAGCTAATTTGCGCTTAAGCTGGCGCAACTCCTCATCGGCAGGTTTTAGCTTGCCATGCCCCGGAAATGCGTCCTGCGGATCTTCCACCAACTGCTTTTTCCATAAATAAAGAAGATTAACATGGATTCCCAGATCGCGAGCCACCTCGCTGGCTCTCCTGCCATTCTCTGTTATTAAACGTACCGCATCAATCTTGAACTGCTTGTCGTAACGTCGTCTCTTTCCCATTCGGACACCTCCAGATTCTTAATATACACCTTATCTACGTGTCCGTCAATTCGGGGGAAGATCAATTCACAATCTACTACCAATTTGAATGAAACAACAAAATATAAATTATAAGTTAATTTACTCGGATAACACGATCACCTATCGAACCTATTAAAATTCCAAATTGAGTATCATTTTATTAATGTTATAGTCCGAACCAATATTTCTCCAGAAACTTCCAGCTTACAAAAATAGATACCGGATACGTACTGGTTGGCATGCCAAGTAATGCTTTTGTTTCCGGGATTCTGTTTTCCATTGATTATAGTATCAACTTTCTGCCCCAGGATATTATAAATTTCCAGAATTACATGGGATTTTACAGGAAGTGTATATTCAATCGTTGTAGATGAGTTGAATGGATTTGGGTAATTCTGAGAGAGCGAAAACTCGCGAGGTATATTATCCTCATGATTCACCTCCCCCCATTCACTGAATCCGAAAGACTCGTTTCCAGTCTTTCTTCCCCAGGGATAGGTGAAGATGATTTCAAAACAGTCAACATCTAACCATTTATCAATCTCATGACCGGCTACAATCTGTACCCCACCACTTCCCAAGCCAGTTACATTGTCGGTTATGATATAATAGCTGTCAGAAAAATATGAACCCGGAGATAAAAGTGTAGTGAGGGTTCTATTCATGAAACCCGGAGTATAAGGTGTTCCGACGCAATCAATGATAATTGGATGCAATTGAGCTTCAACAGGGATTGATGTAACTCCGCAATTGAACAGGTCAATATCAAAATGTATATAACCGTTATCATTAGGAACTCTTATCGTATGAGGTGTTAATGTTAAATCTAAACATTCGGCCGGTGAAAATTTTGATACATATAGGTCGATAATACCATTATTAGTTGAATCATATGCATTTAATACTGGGAAATCAAGTGCCCATGTAACCCCTGTTATAATGGTGTTTCCTATTGAATCAACGGCTATGCCATCACCAATTTCCAGTGTTTCCGTACCAAAATAAGTGCTATAAATAAGTTCCTCTCCATATTGGGAAAATTCCATAACAACAATATCTTTATCTCCGTTAAAAGTATCATCAAAAGGATTTTTTATTGGAAAATCTTCGGAATAAGTCCATCCCGTGACATGTATGTGATTATTGTTGTCAACTGATATATCCTCAATATCATCAGCGTGATCTCGATCCCCACCTATGAAAGAACTGAAAATAAGGCTATCACATGAAGGAGAAATAATTGTAATAAAACCATCTCTTTTGTCGAATCCTCCATAGGTTGAGTCGAAAGCATTCTTAATAGGAAAATCATCCGAAAAGGTATTCCCACAGACATATATGTTATCATCATCATCAAGATCTACTCCGGATAACTGTTCATCCTCTCGTCCGCCAAGGTAAGTACTAAATATCAAAGAATCATAACTGCTTGATATTTTTGCAATGTAACCATCATAGTTATTAGATTCATTGAGAGAATCAACTGCATTTACAATATATAAGTCAGATGATTTTGTGTAACCACATAAAATTATGTTCTGATCATTATCAAGCATTATCTTATTTGATGTCTCCCTATCAGAACCTCCAAAATATGTACTGAAAATTAATGATTGACCATTGGGAGTAAATTTGGCAATAAAGGCATCCCATATACCGCCGAATGTAGCAAATATTGGATTTACTAATGGAAAGTCTCCTGAATAGGTGTATCCGGATAAATAAATAAAGTCATCATCATCTAAAGTGATATCAAATGCACTTTCCTGTTCGGAACCACCAAAATATGAACTATATATCAGCGAATCCCCGGAAGAATTTAGTATCGAAATTACAGCTTCTTGGGAATTTAGCGAATCATCAAAGGGATTAACAAGTGGATAATCATTGGAAAAAGTATATCCGCACACATAAATATTACCTTCGGAGCCGAGAACATTTCCCCTTCCTGATTCATAGCTTGAACCTCCGATAAAAGTACTAAATAATAAACTAGAGCCATCTGATGAGAGTTTACTGACGAAAATTTCTCTATCACCTCCAAATTGAGAATCGTATGGATTTACTAATGGGAAATCAGACGAAAAAGTATAACCGCTAATTATCGCATTGCCATCCGAATCAAGTGAGAGGTCTCCGACATATTCATCTATAGATCCACCAAGGTAAGTACTGAATAGGAGTTCCGGGTCAATGATTAATTCTTGATTGGCGTCATATTTACTATTCAACCTAAATCCAAAAGTATTCTCATTTATTTTGTAAAATGCTCCAGAAATACCCTCAGATTTAGCTTGGAAAATAACTGGATTATTTTCAATGATTTCCCGGTAAGAGGTAGACACTATTAGCTTGCCTTTCTCATTTACCGATAGAGATTTTATTCCCTCATATTGGATTTTTATAACCGATGGATCTGATCCGGGATGGACTATAAAATCGTATTTAATAGAATTTCCATTTCCATAATACTTCAGGTCAATGCTGGGATAGATATTCTTATATACAACCGATGAATAATTAGCAACCCGTTTTGCCCATTTGGAATGGTCATTGCCTAGGAAGTAGTTGTAATAATGTGGAAGCTTTCCTTCACCGATTATCTCTGCATCGGGGTTTGAATCAAGGAATTTGGCTTTGACTAATATCGCTTCCTTTTTGTATCGCGGTCTAAGCTCTCGCAATTCATCCATCTCATGATGAATCATATCCTCGGGATACTCGATCAGTTCATCTGTCTCACGTGTTAAAAGGTAGGCTACTTCTCCCTGAGTAAAATAGAGTACTGCCCCTGGTGATTCACACTTGAATTTTGTGATTTCCCCGAATTGCCCTTTATTCTCTGTGAAGGTTATTCCTTTTGAGGGAATTTTAGGATTAAGTAAATGACCTTGACCATATTTTGAATTGCCACCCGTTGCGGTGGATGAGATAAATATTAAAAACATTAATCCCATTAATATGGAAAGAAAAGTCCTTTTCATTGTTTCCTCCATTCGAAAAAACTAATACCAGACTCGCCGCTTTATATATTTTTACAAGTGATCCCAACCACCTTGAGCCCTTAATTAAAAAATATAGCAGCAGTATGACAAAAGTCAAGTAAAATTTTAGAATTCCTGAAACTCAACTCAGGATTCCTTAACGGGATAGTTTATTAAAAATAAATGGCTATATATGGAGTTATATTTTAAGGAGGCTGTCCAGGTGCCTTGAAAAATCATTCATAGGGAAGTATGTTTAATTTCGAATACTAAGGATACATGAATTAGTATTACTTTCTAAGCGCGAAGTGATTGAAAATTATGATATCTATTTATGACGAAAAAAAAGTTTCTTGAAGATCCACCTGATACCGAGGATGATACCCTCAAGGATAGATAATATCAGCTTGAATGCTACCGGCATGTGGCGGTCATTATAGAAGTCTTCGAACATGGTATGAATAAGGTCGGTGATGATAGGAATGTCAATAGGATTATGAATGATGGAGATCAGGGATGAAGTGTCCTTATTGTAAATCTGAAAATACATATGTCCGGCGTACGAAAAAACTTACACAGAAAAACGAAATTTCAAGAGAACGACGATGCCGTAATTGTGGGAGAGCTTACTGGACCAAAGAATTGATCATCAAAAAAGAACGTTCAAGTACCTAACAAAAAATAAATTTATTTGCTAAACAGATAAATATCTAACCCCAGAAAGTGAATCTGGTGATCCAATAAACATTGGCAAGGCTGCACACATAGCGGGTGAAAATAATGGTGCAGCTCGGTACGATCCTCACATGACGGTTGAAGAACGAAATCATTATAATAACTTGATTTATATCTGTGGTGTTTGCCATGATGTAATTGACGACAAGAATAATGGTGCGAAAGATTATCCGGTGGAACGTCTTCATAAAATCAAGTTGAAGCATGAGAAAAAGGTTCGAGATGCAATGACTGAAGCATTTGCCGATGTCGGCTTTCCGGAATTAGAGGAAGCAACTGAATGGATCATGCAATTACAACCAGGACAGACTGAGCAGGATTTCTCAGTCATTCCCCCAGATGACAAGATTAAGAAAAACGAATTAGGTAACGGATCCCGAGTGATTATTACAATGGGATTAAGTGTAGCTAATGAAGTGAGTGATTATATAGAAATCGTGTCCCAAACTGATAGTAACTTCCCTGAGCGTTTAAAAGGAGGATTCTTGAGTGAATACTATCGTTTGAAGAAAGATGGCTATACCGGTGATGATCTTTTCGATTTGATGTGCCAGTTCGCTCAGCGCGGATTTTCAGATCAGGCAAAGAAATCCGCAGGGCTTGCTATTTTGATATATTTGTTTGAAGCGTGTGAGGTATTTGAAAAGTGATCCTTCCATCAAAACATATATCTACTCAGCAGACATTACTCGGAGTAGGAGCAGTTATAATTAATGAACTTGATAAATCTCAGACCGTTACAAGTCTGTGGGAACGGGTTCGTACGGCGAACGGAGTCGGTAATTTTGAACGGTTTGTGCTAACATTAGACATGCTATATATCATAGGTGCTATCGAGTTATCGGATGGATTGATAGAGAGGATTCATGCATGATACACGGAGTCTATGCCAATAAATCATCATTTCACTCCGTGAAGCTTACTACTGGTTTAAATGTAATTCTTGCTGAGCGAACAGATACTTCCACTCAAAAAGACACAAGAAATGGCCTAGGCAAGACAACTCTAATTGAGATCATTGACTTCTGTTTGGGCTCCAATGGAAATGTCCTCAGGATTGATCCGCTTAAGGATTGGGCCTTTACAATCGATATCACCCTAGCGGGTAATCGTATAAAGGCAACAAGATCTATAGAGTCTCATAATAGAATTGTGATAGAAGGTGAGACGGAGGGCTGGATTGAACAACCGGATAAAGTAGAAGACTCCGGTGAATTGATTTTCAACCTTCAGAGATGGAAAACGCTGTTAGGCTGGGCTTTATTTGGTTTGCCACAAACTGATGATGTCCATAAGTATAAACCCGCATATCGCAGCCTTATATCTTATTTTATTCGAAATGGCTCGGATGCTTATGCTGATCCCTTTAGACATTATAGGCATCAAAGGACATGGGATTTCCAGCTCAATGTTGGCTTTCTTTTAGCCCTTAACTGGGAATATGCATCACAATGGCAGATATTAAAGGATCAGGAAGAAGCTCTTAAGGCTCTTGATAAAGCAATCAAGACCGGTGCTATAAAAGAAACTATTGGCACTGTCGGTGAACTTGAAGCAGAAAAAGTCCGTCTTGAAGAACAGCTTCACTGCGAACAGCAGGCACTCTCAGATTTTAAGGTGCATCCCCAGTATGAGGCGATCCAGGAGGAAGCTGATAAACAAACCGCAACAATCCATAATCTAACAAATCGGAACGTAATTGAAAGGCGACAACTTGCCCGTTACAGAGAATCTATTGCCTCTGAAAAGCCGCCGTCTGATATATCGCTTGAAAAGCTTTATGAGGAATCAGGTGTGGTATTCTCTACCTCTATCAAGCGCACTTTAGATGAAGCAAAGGAATATCATGAGATAATTGTCGAAAACCGCAAATCTTTCTTGAAGACTGAGATCTCCCGTTTGGAACGCCAGATAGAGCAAAGAGAAAAAGGAATTCGTAAATTGACGGAAACACGTTCCAATTCACTGAAAATCTTAAGCACACATGGCGCTTTGCAGGAAATGACAAGTCTGCAAGAGAGATTTCTGGATATTAAAGAGCGTTGTGAGCGGATTAAGACTCGTATCGCTGAGTCGAAGGATATGGCATCCCGTAAGCGTGCAATTAAGATAAGAAAAACAGAACTCGAATCAATTGCAGAAAAGGATCATGAGCAAAGACGAGAGCTGTGGACCGAAGCAATCCGATTATTCAATGACAATTCCCAAGCTCTATATACAAGTCCAGGTAAACTCGTTATAAATATTTCTGATTCAGGTTATAAGTATGATGTTGAGATTGAGCGCAGCGGGAGTGAGGGTGTAAGTAAAATGAAGGTGTTTTGTTTCGATTTGATGCTAACCGAGTTTGTTCGAAGTAGAGACAAGAATATCGACTTTCTTATACATGATAGCATTCTCTACGATGGCGTAGATTCACGTCAACGTGCAAAAGCATTAGAACGAGCCCATAAAGTATGCAGCTCATTAGGGACTCAGTACATATGTACACTTAATTCTGATATGGTACCGCGAGATGATTTTAGTGAGACTTTTGACTTCGATAACCAAGTAAGACTCACTTTAACTGACCGTGATCCATCGGGGACTCTATTGGGAATTCAGTTTGAAAGGCCAACATCATAAGTGTGTATATAGGGGACATACTAATTTAGCCGATAACTGCCGATCAACTAAGTGAACAAAAAAAACAGAACTGATGGTATATCTACCGTTTTTTTCATTTTAAGGTGGTATATATACCATTTCTTTCCTGCCCCCCTTGACAAACTCCCATTCCAACAAATAAATTATTATCGTAATGAAGATTTAAAAGAAAAACGGTCAGTAAAAGAGACCGGAAGTGAGCGGAGAAGATATAGGCCTCTCCACCGACCATGTGCTACAACACATGATCACCCCGAAGGGTCACTTCCAGTACACGCAAAACTAAGATAGACCGGAAGTAGCTACCCGTCAATCAAAATATTCATCAGACCCTTCGGACATTACTATTGGAGGCCTTATGCTCCGTCTATTTGCGGCCGCTCCCGCCTACTTCGGCGGGAAACGTAAGCTGGCGAACAGGATTTTGAGTTATGCCGAAGGCGAAACATTCATTGATGCATTTCTGGGAGGGGGATCAGTGTCACTCTTAGCGAAAGCAAAGGGTTTCCGTGTATTATGCAACGATATCGCTGACCGTTCAGCTGTAATCGGAAAAGCACTAATCGAGAATCCGGACGTTAAGATTACTGACGCCGATATCTACCGGCTATTCGAACCCACCGAAACCGATAATTTCCTGATCAAGAACTACTCTCAATTTTATACAAACGAGATAGGGGAGTTTCTGGATGCAGCCTGGGCGAATATACAGAGGTTCGAGGATCCCACCAAGGCGGTCTTGATGAAACTTCTGTGGATTAAGACAGCCATATTCTACAGACCGATGGGAGGTTTTACTCATCCTAATGCTGTGGAGAGCATTCAAAATGCGGAAAGCGACGATGAGTTAACCGATACACTTCTGGCTTTAAAAGAAGATTATTCCCGGCCATTACTTCATGTATTGAAGGATCTCGCCGGACAGATAAACGATGGAGTGATTGATAACGGCTTTGAAAACGAGTGTCACCAGTTGGACGTCTGCGAGTTTTTAAAACAGGTTCAAGGGGATGCGGTTTATATAGATCCTCCATATTATGGGGCTCAGTCATACGAAAAACAGTATCACGTTCTTGATTGTCTATTGAAACGGGCAGTTACGACTGCAGAGAAGAGCCGCTTTAATGAGAAGAACGTGATGCAGAATACACTGGGGCTTTTTGAGGCGGCCGCTCATATCCCTAAATGGATTATATCGGTAGGGCAGAAGACCATCACCAAGATGGGCTATATGGATATGGTCCGGCAATTCAAATCCAAGGTCCGGGATATTAAAGTTGACCACCGCTATACATTCGGGGGAAAAGTAAACGTAGATGCTCACTGGCACGAGGTGCTATTAGTAGCAGAATAAATTGGAGGCATAAATTGAAGATCACCACAATCGAAATAACGAAGCTGGTTCCTAACGATTGGAATCCCAACCATTTAACAGCACCAAAGCTATTGAAACTTCAGCGGAGTCTGCTAACCGACGGGCAAATGGCGCCGGTGGTTGTCCGCAAACACCCCTCTAAACGTAATAAATATCAGATTATAGATGGGGAGCAGCGATATACGGTAGCGATTGAGCTAAAATGGAATGAGATTGATTGTGTTATCATCGATGTTCCGGATGACCGCGCCAAAATACTAACCGCCAATTTGAATTATCTGAAGGGGAACGCCAGACCTAAAGAATATGCGCAACTTGTACATTCATTGAATGAATCAATATCACTTGATCAGTTATCAGTTGAACTTCCGGATACAAAGCTTCAGCTCCAGGACAGCTTAAATCTGCTGAAGCTTCCGGATAATTTAGATAAAAATCTCGAAGAGAAAGCTGCAGCTGAAGCCAAGGATAAACTTAACACCATCTCCTTCCAGGTTACCGATGATGAAAAAGCTGTAATCGATGGAGCGATTAAGGAATCTGATAAAAAGAAAAGGGGATCGGCTTTGGCGGAGTTGGTGAAGAAAGCCACGAAAAAACGTAAGGAGCGGAATTAAAATGGCATGGCTGGTCGTGGAGGAACAGATGATAAAATTGTACGGATTAATGTCAAAAAGAAGTCTGCTAAGCGGAAGACTATTAAGAAGAGCGTTAAAAAAACTGCCTCCAAAGCTCAATCAACCAAGAAAAAGGTTGTTAAATCAGCCAAGAAAAGGGTGGCGAAAAAGAAGCGCGCTCCCAGGCGTACCGTTGCTCAACTGGAAGTTGATTATAAAAAGATCAGCAAGCTTTATTTCGTTCAATGCTGGAAGGTTTCTGAAATCGCCCAGGTTATGGGATTGGCTGTCAGGACTATTGAGGCAGACCTGGCAAAAATCAAGCAGAGATCTAAAGACCTGCCTTCACAGGGGGAGCCGAATGATCTCCGGAAAGGTATCCTCGATGGTATACAGGAAAGGTTCTCGGAGCGCGTTCGAAACCTTTGGAATGAATATGTCGATCTCACTACGCGGATTAATAAGCTTGAAAATGTTGATGAGGACGATTCTGAAGAGGTCAAAAAGCGGAAGAAAAATTTTACTGCCATATCACTCAGAAAAATGCGGCTTAAGATACTGGAAGTTATCCGGAAGGAAGATTCCGACCTTGTTGAACGCCTGCGTAAGATGGGGATATTAGAGGGCGAAGTTCTTGATGAAGAAGATGAAAATGAAATCATGGCGGAGGTCCGCAGGAGATATGAGGATATTCAGAAAAGACGTGAAAATGTCCGAAGGGACGTTGTGCCTCCACGCAACGAGAGCGAGGGTACTCGCGTCCCTTCCCGCTTTGCGGGTAATCGTTCTGTTAATGGTGATATCGATGGCGGGGATAATGGCTAAGGCTAAAGCAAAAGTCTCAGATAATGAAATTTTGGATTGGCAGGCCTCAATTCCCGGGTACTGCCAAAGTTATATGAGTACACCTTCCGGACCGTTGATCCTCGATGAAGTGCAGGAAGTACTGATGAGCGACACATCCAAAATGGCGGCGACATTAAAACCTCGTCAGTTCGGATACAGCTACACTGCAGTTAGCGCCAGGGCGGTAGCTAAAAGCCATATTCTGAATAATCATCTATCAGTATTCACATCGATGAATCTTGAGGATGCCAAGGAAAAGATAAGGTATGCCCGGGAATTGAGCGATTCTATTCCACGCAGTCGAAGTCATAAATTGATAACTGACAATAAAATGGAATTAGAATGGAGTAACGGCAGCAGGATAATTTCAATGTTCAGACCCCGGGGTAAAGGTCCCGGTGATGTTTACTTAGATGAGTTTGCTTTCCTGCAAGATCCCCGGGAAGTATTAAGGGGAGCTATGGGAGTGACCTCCCACGGCGGGCAGATCGTTATAGGTTCCACATTAAAAGGGAATGCCGGTATACCATATGAGATACTGACCGGAGATACCGAACAACCTCAATTCCTGAAAATCAAGCGTTATGAAGTTTATTGGTGGCAGTCATCTTTCTTATGTAAGGACGTGGAAGCGGCAACCAGGCCGATAGAAGTCCAACCGGGTCGATTTGTCATGGCTGCATCACTGCTTTCAACTGAAGAAAGAGTGGAGAAATGGGCGACGGAAGACATTAAACTGATCTTCTCAATGATGCTGTTGGAGGATTTCCAGCAGGAGTATGAATTAAAGCCTCTGGAGGCCGAAGCTGCCTTTATTCCCTGGGAATTGATATCCCAATGCGCAAGTAAAGACCTTGAGGTCTATGATACATATGAAGAACTCCGGGAAAATGTAAAGGGCGAACTGTACGCCGGCTACGATGTTGGTCGTAGAAGGAATGCTTCGGAGCTGTTTATCTTCGAAAAATTCGGAGGAGTCTTCTACCAACGCATGTTACTGACTTTCCGCGGGATGCCATTCCCGGAGCAAAAACAAAACCTGAAAGAGGCTCTTCGAAAATTACCCATAGTGCGAATGTGTATCGATGAGGGTGGGATAGGTATGCAGTTAGCTGAAGAATTATCGATCGCATATCCCTATATCGTCGAACCGGTGAACTTCGCTTCGAGCGTAGAAACGGATGTTTACTCTCCGGACATGAAATCGGTTAAGAAAGATAAAAAGGGCGCATCAAAGGGGACAGTAGGTGTGAAAGCACGGATGGCTACGGATGTCAAAATATCTATGGAGCGGGGGAGAGTATGGATTTACAGGGACAGGGAGCTGATGAATCAGATCTATTCCATTAAACGGACCGTTACAGCGTCTGGCAATATTCAATATGATACGGATAAGAACGAGAAACATCACGGGGATCGTTTTTGGGCTATGGCCTTAGCGTTATTCGGGGGCTTGACCGAGAAACCGGGATTGGCGGCACCGATTATTGTATTTCCCGGAGGTAGGTCTTAAATGAAGCGAATCCCATTAAATCATGGTCAAACGGCATTAATAGATAATTCTGATTATAAACTTATAAAGGAATATAAGTGGCGAATTGATAAGGGAAACAGCTGCTACTATGCGATTACAAATACAATAAATGCCGAAGGTAAAAAAGTTCCGATTAGAATGCATACTATTCTAATGAATACGCCTCCCGGTATGCAGGTGGATCATATTAATGGGGATGGCCTTGATAATCGAAGATGTAATTTGAGAATTTGTACAAATAGCCAGAACAGAATGAATCAGCACAAAGCCATAGGAAGGTCGAAATATAAAGGGGTTACCTGGCATAGTATTGGTAAAAAATGGCAAGCCCGGATTAATATAAATGGCAAACATACTCATTTAGGACTATTCAAGAAAGAAGAAAATGCAGCTGAAGCCTATAATCGTGCGGCTAAAGAGCATTTCGGGGAATTCGCTAACCTCAACGAATTAAAAGGGGTGGCGGCTTGAAGATATTCAACTTTGAAATAAAGAGAGGTTCGAAAAAAGATTCTGGCAGAGTTGGTTCCGTTACGATGCCAAGGATCCGAAGATCGGAACCTCCTGAGAGTTTCGCCAGTCTGTTGGGTATGGCCGGCGGATTCTTTAGTGGTGTTGATCCAAAAGTACCTTATAACTTCTTAGAGATAATCTCAAAGCTCTGTCTGACGAATCCGGATTTTTCTCAAGCTATTGATAATATCATATCACTGGGAAACAATGGTCATCAGCTGATGATCACCGCTGATTCAGCAAGGCGTGTAGATAAAGCCCTTAAAAGACTTAACCTGCTTTCTGATAGAATCAATGTAGAGAACTTAATCAATAGACTTTTCAGGCAGGCAGGAACATACGGGGCGTTATCTCATGAATGGATCGCCGCTAAGAACCTTTCGGAGATAAAGACCTATGCTATGGTGCCTGTCAAGGATATCCGGTTCAAATATGACGTTGATGAGAGTAGATACGTCCCGATGCAGCAGTCGTTGAGAGGAGATATGATTGAGCTTAATGAGAATACATATACATATTCAGCACTAGAGCAGGACGAGAACTCTCCCTATGGAATACCTCCATTTGTGGCCGGTTTGCGTCATGCCATGATTCAGATAGACGTGGCTGATAATATCGCATTTGCTATCAAGAAATTCGGGCTACTTGGAATCTTGGATATAGCAATGAAGACACCTCCGCAACAGGAAGGGGAATCTAATGAAGATTATTTGACTCGTATCACCGGTGTATTAACTGATCTCTCTAAAAATATTCGTGAGAATTATCGAGACGGGATGATGGCGCACTTCGAAAATATAACCTTGAATAATACACCTATCTCCACTGATATGCGCGGGGCAAGTGACGTAAACCAGATGATCGAAGAGCAGGTGATGTCCGGATTACGACAGGATCCGGCTATGTTGGGCAGGTCATATTCGACAACGGAGACATACGGGGAAGTGGTATATACCAAGATGGTCAACTCTCTCGATAACTACCGCCGGCATGTGAAGTTCCTTATCGAGAAGGGCTACATGTTAGATCTTCTGATGGGCGGGATTATAGTAACGACCCTGTCGATGGATTTCTCAGGGAACTCAAGTTTCAAACCTAAAGAGCAGGCGGAAACCAGCAAGATAGTCACGGATACAGCTATCTCAAGGATGGATGCCGGACTGATCAGTCCGGACCAGGCGGCACAGGAGATTGGCTACGAGAAGGCGTTTTCTCAGGGATTGCCCTCAGACAACGGCGATGCTGGATTTAAGAATATGATTTCGGCGAAATTCAATTTCATGAACGGCAGATATATTCTAATAAAGGAAAGTATTCCGATATTAAACACGGAATTCCAGATAGATAATGAAGCGGATATTTCGGAACTGGAGAAACTGCCAGTTGCTGAGCTGGCGGCGGAAAAAGGAATCGAGAGACGTCGCCTGCGATGGGTGAATCAGTACTTCAGACAGATCAAGGGTATCGACGATAAAGCCCGGGGGAAGGTACTTGAGGCTGTCTCCCGGAAGCTTGAGAATAAGGAATTTTCAACAGAGGATCCGGATAAGTTTGCTGATGATATCTTCTCATATGTTTCTGAAGAGCTTCCTAACATATTGGCAGACGAAGGATTACTGGATACTGTTAAGCAACGTATTTATGCCACGTACTTCTATTATCGCGTTCGGGATAATATAGTCGATGCAAAACGGATACCTGGATTATTGAAGCTACCGGATAAGAGAGCGGTGAAATTCTTAAATGGATTGGATGATTTCTACTTCTCGAAATATCTGCAGAACGATTCTGCTAAAAAGCCTATGTTGAAGTTCCTCAAAAAGGAATACCTCGAGGGTGGCTATACGAATATCGATAAGTTCATCGAGCGTTATGGAAAAAACTTCGGGAATATTTCCAAGAGTCAGATTCAAAGGATCGTAGATACATCAGTATCGAGGATTCGGAATTGGGGGCATATCAGACAGATGTCGGAATTCAAGGTGAAGTACTATGAGATAGTAGAGGTTTTGGACCGAATTACTTGTCCTATCTGCTTAGAAATGGACGGGAAGATTTTCCCAGTAGGTAAAGCAGATGAGAGGATTCTGAAACTTTCCGAGCTATCAGCTGAGGATTTCAATGAAAAAGTTTATAAGAACGCACCAGCGAAGACTCAGGAAGAGTGGATCGATTATGCTAAGTCGAAATCAGGGAAAGAGATGATAGCGGATAATATCGTCGGTCCCCCGTTTCATAGTAGGTGCCGCGGAAGGCAGGTAGCGAAATGAAATGTCCAGCATGCAAACTAGCACATATGATATTAAAGGAATCATTGATGTTATATCGATGCCCGAGATGCGGCTATGAATGGAAATTAAATAGCAAAGATAACGGAGGTGTTATGTCAACCACTATAGACGAAATTCATCCAAAAGAGAAAATGGGAGGTGATTGATATGTGTGATGCATGCTGGAAAGGTGAAAATGATTTAAGCCTGAAAAGGTGGAGCAGGTATCAAATTAATGATCTGCCTGATGAAGCATTTGCAGTTATAGAACCAGCTTATTCTCAGGGTAAAACAAGGAATAAGAACGCAAGACATCTACCTCATCATCTTAAAGAGGTTGTGAGGGGATTGGATTCTAAAGATAATATCGATGCTCCCCATTTGAAAAATGTTCTGTCAATTGTATCTCAGATCGCTCCGGTTACTAATTCTATAACTCCCGGGAAACTACGGCAGATAGCGAGGGATCATCTAAATAAACATTCATTTGACTTGAAACTTAACTCCAGTAAAACAAAAAGCTCTTCTCAATCTTTGGCTATTGAGATGGCCGAAGACAGCCGGATTAAACTACCTGAAAATATAAAGTTGGTGGGAGATAATTCTTTGAGTACGGTGTTCTCAGGTTCAATGTTGAATGTTAATGCTTCAGAGTTGAAAGAGGAACAGCTGCAGGAGGGAGAGGATTTACCTACCCTTGAGAGCATCCAACCGAAGGAAGAGGATTTTATTCTTGTAGATTTTCGGTCTATTTCAAAAACGATTATACCGGGGAGATACTTCAATTTCACAAAAGATAATGTCCTGAAAGACTCTTTAGGGATGTTGATAAGTAAACCAGTATTAATCAACCATCAACATGAAGTAGGAGCGGAAGTAGGAGTAGTAATTGAAGAATTCTGGGACGATAGTAGCGAACCAGCGGGAATAAACAGTAGATACAAAATTGATGCCGTGGGTAATCCTCGTATTGGCAGAAGTTTGTTAGCCAAACCTCCAATGATAAACAGCACTTCAATTAACATTGTTTTTGATTGGGAGAAATCGCATCCGGATATGGATTCTTGGGATTTTTGGGGGAATTTGGGAAAGAAGGTTGATGGTAAATTAGTAACGATAGATGTCACAGAAGTTTTAAACAAGCATGAGGCATCGCTGGTCTGGGCTGGCGCAGATTGGTTCGCCAAAAATAAGGGAATAGTGAAGAATTAAAATAAATCCTGAATAATTCTAAAAATGAGAGGTGTAAAGAAATGCCATTAAAACAAGTAGTTATTGATTTCCTGGGAACAGATGCCCCTACCGATGATGATTGGAATCAGAAGGTCGAGGATATGCTTTCCAAGAACGACACACTGGAGACTGAAAACCAAGGTCTTCAAGAGGAACAAAAAGATCTCAAGAAGTCCGTTGAGGATCTCGAGAAGCTGAAACCGAGTGCTGAGCTTGGCGACAAGTATCTGGCTGATACCCGCGAAGCCGCTCTTGCTGCTTATAAGAAGGCTAAGGGGGAGGAAGCTTCAGAGGCGATGGAAAAAACGATCCAGAACGCCAGCCTGGAAGATGCTAAGGCCTTGAAGGAAGAGTTCGAAGCCGAAGTGGAAAAGAAGTTTCCATTGAAATGTGAAAGCTGCGGATCTCTGCAGTTGTCACGGAGGTCATCTGAGGAAGGTGATCTTGAAGGCGGTAGTGACGGAGATGAAGACGAAAATGATTACATACTTGATGATAAAAAGGAGGAGTAATGAGCTCACCATTCGGAGTAGGTTTTGACGGTATCGGGCAGCGAAATGTTTCATTCGCATCTTCACTGACCAAAGGTACCGACGAAGAGAAGGTGGTAAGGATACATGCCACCACACCCAAGACGGTAATATTACCATCGGTAGAAGATAAGTTCATGGGCGTCTTAAAACAGATAGATGCCGGTGATGGTGTTGCTACCGTTCAGGTAGAAGGTTATGTAACGTTACCGTATACCGGAACAGCTCCAGGCGTTGGTCATAAAGAACTTGTGGCTAATGGGGCTGGAGGGGTGAAGACACCGGCGACGGCTGGTACCGGTATCTATTACTGGATCGTTGACGGTGACGCTACCGCTCAAACTGTGACACTGAAGTTATAGGGGATGAACATCCCTTAGGATAATTTAAGGAGGAAATTTAAATGCCACCCAAAATAGTAGAACTGAAGCTCGAAAAGGGGATGTATGCGGACGCTGCATCCCAGAATTTGACCCTTACCGATTTTCTGGCTAAACTGGAAAAAGATAAGGGATATGTACCGCCCAAGGATGCGAAACTCGACGCTTTCGAACGGCAGTTGAAGGCTCATGGAATAAAGATTTCCGGCAGGCAGGTATCTCTTGTAGAGGATTTCTATAAAACCAGTAGCTCCACTGTTCTTTTCCCGGAGTTCATTAACAAGAATGTACGACTGGGAATGGAAAAAGTCCGCAACGAATGTGTGCTGGACGATATTGTTGCCGTAACATTTAGCATCGACAGTGGTTCCTATAATTCCATTACCGGTACTATTGATGATGCCGAAACCGGAGGCCGCCGCGTCGGTGAAGGCGCTGAGTTCCCGGTCATCACCATAACCATTGGCGAAAAACCGATCAAGCTGGTGAAAATCGGCCATAGGGTAAAAACAAGCTATGAATCAATCAGGCGAATGTCCGTTAATCGTCTGGCAGCACACTTCCAATTAGTCGGTGCCCGACTCAGAAGGAATAAAGTGGCCTGGGCTATTGATGTGCTGATCAATGGTGATGGCAACTCAAATCCTGCCCCGGTATTCTCGCAATCAACCCTGAACTATAACGGGCTTGTGGATTTCGACTTTGAGTTCGAAGACTTCGAACCCACGGTTTACATTGCCACTAAAGAGGGTGCCAAGGCGATCTTGAAATTGACCGAATTCAAAGATCCTTTAGCCGGTTTTAACTACCAGAAAACGGGTGAACTTGTCTCTCCAATGGGAGTAACTATGCGCCGTCATTCATCAGTGGCAGCTGATAGTCTGATCGGTGTTGACAAAGGTTCAGCCCTGGAAATGGCTATGGAAACTGGCGCCAGTCTTATTGAGACTGAAAGGGTGATTGATCAGCAGTTCGAAAAAGCTGTCATCTCTGAAGTGATCGGCTTCTCGAAGATCTACACCAACGCTTGCCGTATCTGGGATTACAGCTGATCATTGAATTGCTGAGATTTCAGGAAAAGGAGTCATTTAACAGGAGATAAAATCAATGAAATTAAATACTCAAGATCTCGCTGGTAAACTGAGAGGTATTATCGGCGATGATGAGCTGGCAAGCGCCTTATGCGAAGCGGCTGATAAAATGTCAGTTGAATTCGAAGAGGACTCTCCGGAGGAATTTGCCAAAGCTGTCACTGACAGAATGAAGGCGGATAATCCGGATTTAAAGTGGCCTTCCGGAGGCGTTGCTCAAAACGCCAGAAAGGTTTTAGCTGAAGCTTGGATATCGGATGACCAGTCTAACGATCAGGACAAGGATCCTCCGGACAAAGATGAATCCTCTGAACAGGATGTGGAACCGGAGACAATTCTGGTGGAACTCCCACCGAAGATCAAAGCTTATGGCGGCGGTTTTTATGACAGGGAGCAGGACCTTTACATCAAAGGGGAGAAACCGGTTAAAGTCAGGAGAACCAACTTCGTTATGCGAAAGATCGCTGACGGGGAGCTTCTGGAGGTGAAGCAGTAATAGATGGCTGATCTCCCGACCATTCTCAGTTTAGTTCAGAATCGTCTTCCGACTACTCATAAACTTAATACTCTGGACAACGACCAGATAGTTATTTTTCAGCAGGAAGTGATGATTCGGAAGGGGTTTGATGATGGCAGCGGAAATCCTGTTGACGAGGGAAGTCTCAGTTTTCTTCAGTTGAGTTATGTCGCTGACCTTACAGCAATCGATGTCCTAACCGCGCAGATAAACCGCTATATGGAAGACGCCAAGGTCAGAACTGGCGGTGATGGAGTCGAGGTTACCGAACACCAGGATAAGCTGAAGTACATCAAAGAACAGATTAAGAACCTGAGAGCGAGTGCGAAGGAGAAGGAAGGAAAACTGGGAATGACGACTGGTACAGGTGTTCCCACAACGGTCATCAAGATCGGCGCCAGAAATGAAAGCGAGGATGACCTTTATGAGTAATCTCTACGGCGATTGGGGGAAACTTAATTCCTTTATGACTGGTCTGAATCCGAGGTTTCTGAAGGCGATGAACGAAGCGACTAACGAGAATCTGAAGTTGGGAGAAAAAGCTGTCGTTTTAAATCTTCGAAATCAGAGATTCAGAAGCAGGTGGCCATCCTATACTCCGGAATATCAAAAATACAAAGAACGGAAGGGATTGTCTCCCAAAATGCTAATTGCGACAGCAACTATGATGCGGAGCATTACATCGGTTAAGGAGTCTCCATTCGAGGGTGCGGTGGGCGTTTTACGCAGGACGAAATACCGGAACAGGGCCGGGCATATTAATGTGGCCAATGTAGCGGTGATCCATGAGACCAGAAAGCGAAAGGCCAGAAAGCTCTGGAAACCAACGCTTAATGAAATCGAAAACGAGGTTCTGGATAACTATGATGAAGCGATGCGAAAGGTAGTATTTGGTGGATAAGGTACTGACAGCCATAGGAACTGCAGTTGCTTCAAAATTGACGGGAGTCAATGAAGATGAGGAAACCTTCTATCCTTTTGTTGATAATTGGGATTATGGATTTCCGGATGACGAGTTCATCGAAAACTGTGATATTGCCGAAGGAAAGCCGCACATGAATGTCTATGGCAGTTTCAAATATGTCAGAGACTGGAGTCTTGTAGATCAGGAAGGAACGCAATCTAAAACCAGTATCGTACATGAGGGTACCTCAGTTCTTAATTTCGCCTTAGAAGGGGACCATCGCGGCAATAATGACTATGTTTTGGAGATTATCACCGGAGGTGCGCTGGGAACAGCTTTGTACCACCTATCGATGGATGGCGGAGAGTCATGGGGAGATCCCATCATTG